CTGTGGTGTCTGTCGTATTTTTTCCCTTGAATCCCTTATAAACTCTTGCATTCTGCTATCTCTTAGTTTAGTATTTCTACTTAATGTCTGACTGTAGGGTCAGACATTAACTGACAGAGGAAATTAAATTCGATATGCTTTGTCAGTAGTCTCCCTAACAGTATTGATACTGACTGTTAGACGACTTTAAAAGTGCAAGTATCTAGACTGTTTTTCCTCATTTGCGAGGGTGTTTTAATGTCTATAAATAACAAAACACAGCATTGCAAGACTGTTTGCTAGTATATAGTCTTACCAAAACTAAAACTAGATTACCTCCAAAGATTGTTTATACAATTGGTAATAGAAAGGGAAGATTTAGGTCTTCCCTTTTTTTTATTATGGATGTATGCTTATTAGTGTTGATTGAGTATTGCTAGGTTTGCTTAATCAGTTTTGAATTTTTCATTTTGTATGTAAGTTAGTATCAAACTTAATTTCCTAAAACCTAGCTTTCTTTTTGATAGCAATATGCATATAATCTTAATGTATGTTCGCAGTTATAAGACACACATTCGAGTTGGATGTTGAAGATAAATATAATTCTCTTGGAGATTGGAAGCATTATGTTTGGTTGTTCGACACAGAAGAAGATGCCATGACATTTGCAGTAACTTTACTAGACCATCCCTTACTTGTAGCCAACGAACATTCACTAGCTTATGCAATTGAATCACTTAAAACAGGGAAATTTTTCCAAGTCGGCAGAGAAAGTGTAGCAGTGGCTAAGGTCTTAGAAAGACTAGAAGTAATTGCCGATGATGAAGAAATAACAGGAGAAGATGACGATGAAAAGTCTATTCATTAGATGCTCTGAAGAAACCTATAACTTGGCTCATGCTCTCGCTAAAGAAGAAAGCAGATCACTGAACAAACAAATCATTCACATGATACACAAGGAAGCTAAGGATAAAGAAGTCTCAGCAGAAGTAAACGAAGTCTCTGAAACCAAAGAAGATAATTCTAAATTGGGTTTGCAAGGGCTTGTTGAAACAAAGAGACAGGGGAATTTAGATCAACAAACCAATAGTTAAGTAAGGCTTCACTACAAGACTGAACTACAAGATAATCAATGTCTTTAAGTTTCTTGGGTGGGCTTGTCATGATTTTCCAAAACCTTTTCTCTACATCCATACCACATTTTTTCTTTAACATCCTTTGAACTTTTATAAGTATCACTGATCGTGGAAGCGGTTGAGAGTATTGACTGGTAAATATTCTTTCCGCAGGAGGTGTTGAGATGAATGTGCCACTTGCATGAATCATCCCCAAGTATTTATCACAAGCATTATGCTGATACTCAGTAATTTTTTTGTCAAGATAAAGACTATCTATGATGTGTTGATCATAAACAATTGCTCTTGCAAGTTGGCTTCTGCCAATCTTTGTGATTCCTACTTTGTTTCTTTTGTGTAAGTAAGGACTGCCTACTTCATTGTAATGAAGTTTAATCGATACTCCAGTCGTAGTCGTCTTCAATTTCTTCTAGCTCTTGGTATCTACCATTAACAGTATTGTAGCTCATGATAACACTTCCTGTTTTACCATGCCATCCCCATCTCTGTTTCCAGTTATGTATCTCTACTCCTGTATCTCCACGAAAAACAGTAACACCTGTGTCTGCTTTAGAAAACCAAGCATAAGATTTAGCTATATCTACACCAGTAGCTACAGTTTTCTTTGATCTATCTATTGGTTTGGTTGGGTGTGCCACAAAGAAACATAAGACATCGTGTTGCTTACAAAACAATTGCACTTTCGTAAGCATATCAGAAACCATATCTGTTTCTAAAGCATACTTGCTATCAGTTTGGATAAAGTTAAATGGGTCTATGACAAGTATTCTTATTCCGAATCTCATCACTGCACTTGCTCCCTTTTCTAATATGGATTCTATTGTTGGCATATCTCCATCCATATAGTCTTGAAATAGTATGTGTTCTCTTATCCAGGATTCAAACCTTTGAAGAAAGGTTTACCAGTTAATATTTGACTAAGCTGAACGGCATGAAGTTGGGGGGGTTTTTCAAAGCTACAGAAACAAGTCTTCCATCCACTGTTCTTCCCAACATTTACCACTATCTGATCTATGAATGCAGACTTCCCATCTCCCGCATGACCAGTAAACACATAAAGGTTTCCTGTTGCTAATGTAAACAAGCTATCAACACTAGGGAAACCTGTTGAAACACCACTAGGCATACCCTTATCGTAGAGGCTTTGGAAGTCTTCAGAGTAATGGTTGATATCATTCAAGCCATGCAAAGGAATTGGCTCAGAGTTTATCACTTGGTTTCTTAGAACTTCTTTGCCCTCTGCTAAGAGTAAATCATTGGCATCTTTGTTACCCTTGTAGTTAACTCTGTAACACTTAGCTTTGTTTAGTCTTCTAGATAACTCATCGGCTAACACATCTCCCGCAGTATCAGAATCGGTTGCTAGTATTATCTTGTTCTTGTTTTCAAACTTGGCTCTGTCTTCCCACACATACTTGAATCTACCATCTTCGCTTGGGTCTATCTTATTATCTGTTATCTTAGCGGGTGCACCATTAGGAACTGAGTACACTTCTATGTTAGCGAAGTCTTTGAATGCAGTCTTGATCGCTATGCAATCCATCTCTCCCTCCGTGATTACTATAGTGTCATCAATGTCATCTAGCTTTTCATCTCTTATGTTCTTACCCCAAAGTCTTTGAGCATTACCCTCCCACCAAAATACTTTTTCTCCATTAGCACTTCGATACTTAATTGCTTCTACCTTGTCGCCTGTGGTGTAGGAAAAACCTATGACTGGTTTATATTTCTTTTGTCCAAACGCAACGCCTGATGCAATCGCTACTTCTAAATCAATACCTCTACCCTTTAACCACTCAGCAGATTTGCCATTGAAATCATTATCAGGTATCTCTTTTGGTGTTGTTTTCTTGTGGGTAACTCCGTTCATCTTGCTTCCATTTGTTTTTATCTTGGATACTATTCCATTTTCTCCGCAATGGTGGCAGTTGTAAACTACCTTTTCTGCATCCACATTAACAGACAAAGGCTTGTCTCCTCTATTCTTTGTTCTCTCACTCTGACATAGAGGGCATTTCATTTTGTGCTGACCCATATCTAAATGGGTCGTAGAATTTTCAATTTGCTCATTGACATTCATAAACTTCTCCTATATTTTGTTTATACTTCTATATACTTACTAAGTATTTACTTATTAAAAACTTACTAAGTACCTACTTACTACTTCCTATTAGATCAACATCAATAATTCTAGCTATATCATTCGATAATTTTTTTCTAGATATTATTGGGTAATCTTTTAATTCTTTAACACTTCTTTGTACTGCTCTGCAATCAATGCCTAGTCTGTTACAAAGTTTGGTAAAGTCCTTAGAAATAAAGTAAGATAAAGCTTCATCAGATTTTTTTGTGTCTTTACTTGCCACATCTCTGATAGCTTGTTTTAAGATGCTACCATCTAAAGCTTTAAGTAAAGTCAAATCTGTATCCACTTTGGTCATTTAAAAAATACTATCACATCATATTGACATTAACAACACATCAACTATACTTCTTATATACATCATATAAATTTAGGAAATGAAATATACTAATAAACACAATTTGCCAATAGAAATTATTAGGGCAATAAAGAACGATCAGTATTCAAAAGGAGAATCTCATATCTCAGTTACTGGTCTATTACAATCTCCAAGAATAAGACTTTTAAATATAGAAAACCAAGACAAGATAACAGTAGATTATTCAGATGAAGTGTGGAAGATTTTGGGTCAAGGCATTCATGCAATATTAGAAAGAGCAAATGAGAACTATGAGGATACCATTACAGAGCAGAGGATGTTCGCAGAAGTAAATGGGTGGACTATCAGTGGACAAACCGATAGTTTGGCTTTAGATGAAAACATCTTGAAAGACTACAAGGTTACTTCTGTATGGACTGTTATCTCTGCTTTGAGTGGTGGCAAGAAAGAGTGGGAAGAACAATTGAATTGTTATGCATGGCTACATAAGAAAACAACAGGAGAAACAATAGATCAATTAAATATTATTGCATTAGCTAGAGACTGGAATAAGCGAGAGTTGCAGAGAAGAGGTGGTGACTATCCTGTCAGTGCAATTAGCACAATTAAGATTCCTGTTTGGAGTTTTAAAAAGCAAGAACAATTTATTAATGAAAGAGTTTCCAAACACCAAGATGCTGAATTAATTTTTGACATTGGTGGCGATCTCCCTTTGTGTACTGACGAAGAGAGGTGGAAAAAAGATGATACTTATCGTGTTATGAAAAAGGGAAGAAAGACTGCTGTAAGGGTACTTGCTTCTCAGAAAGAAGCTGATAAGTATCTTAAGGGCAATGACGACAAAGCTTTCTACATTGAGCATTCTCTTGGAGAGTGCATGAAGTGTACAGGAAACTATTGTGGTGTTGCTGAATTTTGTAATCAATATCAACAAGAGGAGGAAAAACGATGTTGAACTTAGATGAAAATGCACACTACTTCTTAATTGAAGATTGGTGTAGGGATGGAGAGCATGAATATACTGACAAGTATATTATTGCTTCTGACACAGACTTACTTAACTGTGTCGATTTAGATGTGCTTGATCACAGCATATTATCATGGCAATTCGGAGGAGCAGAGTGGAACGAAGATGCACAAGGCTATGATAATAATGGTGGATTAAGATTAGTAAAAGTAGATGATATCAAGAAACTTAGCTATGACACTGCTTGTGTTTTAGGGGAGTATCTTAGCTTGATAGATTTTGATACTGCAATAGATGTAAATGGGGGGATAAGAGATGGACAAGTCTGAACCAAATTTTCAAGAGATATGGGCAACCTTATCTAAAATAGACTGCACAGATAAGATAGAAAAGAAAATGAATCTATCCTATCTATCTTGGGCATGGGCTTGGCAAGTGCTGATGGAGAATTATCCTAATGCTACTTATCAATTCTATGAGAATGCAGACACAGGTGTACCATATGTTGCTATGCCCGATGGGTCTGCTGAAGTTAGATGTAGGATTTCTATAGGCAGTTGTGTCCGTGAGATGTGGCTACCAGTCATGGACTACAAGAACAATGCAGTAGAGAATCCTAGTGCAAGACAAGTTAGCGACACTAAGATGAGATGTCTCGTCAAGTGTTTAGCTATGTTTGGTCTTGGTCACTACATATATGCGGGAGAAGATTTACCAAATGCAGATGAAGAAACCAAGACAAAGAAAGTAACTAAGAAGACTGAGCCTAAAAAAGCTGAAGCTAAAACTACTGATTGGAAAGTAAACCCAACAGAAGAGGGAGCTAATCTTTTTGTGGAGGGATTCTTAAAAATGATCAAGGTTCATGATACTAAGGAAAATGTGCAGAGTTATTGGGTAGCCAATAAGGAAGACATAACTTTCCTTAAGAAAAACTTTGAAGATATCCACGACAAGTTAGTCGATGATATCAAAACATATGTTGAAAGCTTAGAAAATAAAGGAGGAAAAGATGGACAACAGACTACAAAGTGATGGAGCAATCTACACAAACGACTATAAGAAAACCGAGAAGCAACCAGACTGGACTGGTAAGGTAGAACTTAGCAAAGACTTACTTAAGCAATTAGTAGAGAGAGTTAAAGCGGGAGACATTGCTGAACTAAGAGTGGCTTTATGGGATAGAACTTCTAAAGCGGGAAAGGAATACAAGTATGCAAGACTTGATGTTGCCGAAGTTAAAAAGGAAGAACCTAAAGTTGAAGAACAGGTAGAGGAAAAAGATGGCTTTGAAGAAAGTATCCCGTTCTAATTGTTTGTATGGCAAGGAGTTGATTCAAGAAATTGAAGAGAATATTGACGAGTATATATTCTTTGAGTTTATGAAAAGCTACTTAGAGCTGATTGATCAATTGAAAGATGTTGAGGATGGTTTCAAAACTACACCTCATAATCTTTTGATGGACTATCTACTCTTTGCCATTGCAGAAAAGAGAAGTGAAGATGATCAAGCAAGACTAGGAGTATAAATGGAGTTTGAGATTAAGAAAGGAATACCCTTGCCAAAAAAAGTAGGGAAGCCGAGAAAGTATGATATAGACTTGGACTTGATGAACAAAGATGAAATGGTTCATATAGTCTTACCCAAGTCTAAGATACAACAAGAGCAGAAGATCATTAGAAATTTTGTTCTTAGATATGTGCATAAGTATCCTACTAAAAAGTTTAGTGTCAGAACATTAGATGATGGCATTGGAATATGGAGGACTAAGTGATGGATGTGATGGATGTTTTTATTTGGGATAACAATGTATCAGTAGAAACTAACTACAATCATTGGAAGCATATGAACGATAAGGAGCATAGAGATTATGATGAAGAAGTTTATTCTGACAAAGAATCTTGGAAAGTTTTCTTTAATTTGTTTCAAGACAAAATAAGATCAGCAAGGAGGACTACCAGTGGATGAGCAAGTAGAAAGTTGGATGAGCAGGATTCGTAGTCTTGCTCCTGTTATCGAGAAAGCAGAGTATGAACTGTTTAAAAGTAAAGCTGATGTGCAAAAGACATTGGCTTTACTTAAGACAGAAGCTTCTGTAAGTGGGCATAAAACTATAGCTTCGCAAGAGACTTGGGCAGAATCTCAAGATAGTCTGTATCAAGCTAGACTTAAAGTCGGCATGGCACAGGGCTTTCTAGGGTCTGCAAAGATACAGTTAGAAGCTCTTAAGATTGGCTTTGAAGAGTGGCGAACTAAGATGGTCAATGAAAGAGAAGAGAGAAGAAGATATGGGGTTAACGATGGATAACTATACAGCAATAGGTATTACGGAAGGATTTATTGAGCCAACTGATGAAGATCAAGTTTTACAAGCGTGGCAACATTTAGTTGATACGGGTTTGGCTTGGCAACTTCAAGGTAGGTTTGGCAGAATCGCTATAGATTTAATAAAACAAGGTTTAATAAACAGGAGAGAATGATGGCTAAACCAAAAGAACTATATGTAGGTATAAATAAATTAACTTTTTGTCTGCATGACGAAGACGGAAATGAAGTCTTAAACAAAGACGGAACTGTTAAAGAATACAATTTAACTTACAAAGCTAGTAAAGGATTGGATTGGTTTGTTGAGGGCTTAGAGCCAACAGATTTAGAGGAAGTGAATGACATTTAAAGGAAAAGGGTCAAAGCAAAGACCATATAACAGAGATAAGTTTAATGATAACTTTGACAAAATCTTTGGGAAACCTAATAGAAGTCGTAAGAAAGATGGCATTAAAAGGCAGAACTCCAACAAAAGATGAGAAGAAGCATATGGATGATGTGTCTAGAATTGGATGCATCGTCTGTAGAAAGCTAGGTCTAGGGTATATACCCGCAGAAATACACCACATCAATGGTAAGACACAACCCCTTTGTCACTTTCAAGTCTTACCTTTATGTTATGAACATCATAGAAAGGGCAACAAAGAACATCCAATCAGCAGACATCCTTGGAAAAAAAGATTTGAAAAAGAGTATGGTAGTGAAGACGAGTTGTTATGCTTAGTAGAAAAATATTTAGAAATAGATGAGGGAAGTTGGTGGTGAGCAGCAGGACGCAGCTAAAGAAATATTTACCAGTCAATGATCCTTCCAGGAGTGCGGGAAAAGTTTGTGAAGATTGTAAGAGGAAGTTTCCTTTGAATCTTTTTAGGGTAAGACAGAAACAATATATAAGGTTTTATGAAAGTATTTGTAAATTTTGTGAGGAGAAGTAATGATTGATTATTATGAGCAGAAGCTCAAAGAAAGAAAAGAAGATTGGTGGGAATGGCATAAGCAGAATCCTAAAGTGTGGATAAGGTTTAGGGATTATACCTTAGAGGCAATTAAAAGCGGGAGGAAGAGTTATTCTCAGTGGGCGATAATAAATCGCATAAGATGGAATGAGGAGATTGAGACAAGGGGTGGGGAGTTTAAGATTAGTAATAACTATATAGCTTTCTATGCTAGATTGTTTCATGCCAAGTATCCTCAGTACAAAGACTTCTTTAAGCTCAAGCCTTTCAAAGAAGAGAAAGAGATAGAGAACTTAGAGAATCTAGGGTTGGATAGAGATTCAAATTTGTTCTGTTAATGTATTTACATACATTAATCTGATATCTCTTTCGTATTCCATTTGTTCTATTATCATCTTTTTATTTGCGGGAGATAGGTCTGAGTTTAAAACTCTGTCTCTTTGTTTTCTCCAGTGAGACATATATCTTTCTAGTGCAAGTATCTGAGGTCTTGTTCTTGCCAAGCCTTGATTATTCAAAAGGAATGCCTGTGCTTCCTCAAACCTACCCTCTCTTTTTAAACTGTTTAATGTTTGTATATACTTATCGCTTTCTGCTCTAAGCTCATAAAACTGTTGTTGATATCCGCCACCAAGCTCTGTCTGAAAAAATCTTCTAAGCAATGGAGCTGAATCTATTCTTGGCATGATTACATCTCTGTCAGTAAACTGTCTTGTGACTGCATCTACTGTAGATAAAACATAAGTACCCATTGTTCCTGTGTAACCTCTCATAAGGTGTTCTAACTTCAGTGGAGAAATATTAAATGTTTCTCCGATCAATCTTAAAAATTCATTTGTACTATATCTCGACTGGTATCCCGCTTCCATGCCTTGCTCCATGTAATATGGAACTATGTCTTGACCAGTATAATTATTTCTATTATTGATAACCTCTAATAAAGGTTTTACTACTTGTGGTGTTAGGTCTACTTTTAGTGTAACTCCAAGCTGTCTGCTTAAAGACTTTGCTGTTTCATCAAGGGTTGCATCTCCCATAGCTAAATCAAAAATTCTTTCAGGTATAACCTTATACAGCACACCTACTTCAAATGGTATAGGTATTTTTAAAGCGGGCATTCCCTCAAATAGAGGGATAATCCAGTTGTCATCTCTTGTTTCTCGTCTAGCATTTTTGTATTCTTCTTCATCACTGAACATCACATAATAAAGACCAGTTATAAGTGCTAACAACATACCTCTTTGGAAAGTGCCTTTAGCAATACCATTTCTCATTTCTTCTAGTGTTTGATCTTTGCCAAACTTACTAACAGCAGAATACCTTCCTAAGTGTGCTCTACCTAAAACATCTAAACCTTGAAGTCTTGCATTAAGGAATGTTACTGCTGTAGTTACAAGTCTAAATATTGGACTTGCTCCTCGTCTACCAAAGTTTATTATCTCTAATGCTTGATAGGCGGCTTCTGCTTGACTGCCTGTTAGCTCAAAGACTTTATCATATACTGCAGAACGAGTTGCTCCATCAGATTTTGTTGTGTATTCTCCTAACCAATCCCAAAGTTTAGTTACAGCATCTGTTGCAGTTAAAGCACCATTGTCTCCAATGCCCATCTTTCTAAACTGTTTCTTAATGTAACTATCTATATTTTGTGGGTCATTACTAAAATCATATCCACCAACTATTCCAAATTTTTCTAACTCAGTTAAATTTGAATTAAAAAATTTATCAAATGTATCGACTATAGGAGTAATTTCTGCTCCTGAAGTTACTGCAGTTGACAGGCTATCTCTTAATAAGTTAACAAACATAAAGCCTGGATCACGGGTTATAAACTCTCGTAACCATCCTGCAGGTGCTCCTAATACTTCTCCTAAAATACCTTGATCATTTATACCTATTGCTTGTAAGCCACTAATTAATAATGGGTCAGCAACTTTAAAAAATATTCTTTCGCCATTTATAAAGACTGGCATTATGTCAGCACCTTTTGCATCTTTAGCTGGTACACGAACTGCCATATCTGCAAGCTCAAAGTTTCTAGCAAGTCTTGCAAGACCTTCGTTCTTCATAGCCGCTGTAACAATAGCTAAATTATTTCGTGCAATAGCTTCTAATGGAGAGATATTTATATCTTCTTCACTACCTTTTAACTTTATATTTAGTGGATTGCCTGCAATATAACCTGATGCAATGTTTGGACCTTTAATAGTTTCATCTTGCATCTGTCTATAGAAAGGATAGTAATCTGAATTATCTAACCATATTTGTGCTGTGCCTCTAGTTTCAATTCCTGATTGAGCAGCTATCTCTATCAATTGACTTACTTCTAAGTCTGCTAAGTCTCTTGCTTTGTTGTCTGTTTCTGCGACTATATCTTTTATTAGTTCATATTTACTTCTGCTATAACTAAGTATTCCTGCATCTACTGCAAACTTAATTACTTCATTGTTATATGCTTGATACTTATTCCAAACTTCCTTAACAATAGGAAAGTCTTGTTCTATTTGTTTTGCTTTTATTATTGTTTGTTCTGATACTGGAACTTTTTTTCCTTCCTCAGCTAACCTTTCACTTCTTTGTGCTATCGCATATATCTTAAATAGTTGTTCTAGGTTTACTTCTGGATCAGCAAATAGAGGTGCAAATATTTCTAACAATCCTCCATGCTCAAAGTCTTTAACAGAGGTCAATCCCTTTTCAAGTGTCGGCACACCATTTTTTAACATGGCTGCAAATATACCTCTTGCTCTATCAGCATGACGCAAAGCTGCAATAGCACTGGTATCTGCAAGATTTTCTAACTCTCTTACTTCAGCATTCTTTTCAGCTGATTCAATAATTCCTTTTTCAACATCATTTAATTTATCAATAAACTGTGTTCTTGCATCACTTAACCACTTACCTATACTGCCTCGCCATCCTAGAGATTTTAAGAAACTCTTACCAAATGATTCACTAGGTTGATTTGCACCACCTACATCATCTAATGCACCCTCATAACCTTTAGGTATCTTGGCATAATCTCTGTAAAATCTACTTGATATGTCTGGTGGCACATCATATTTCTTTGAATTAGCTTCATAGTCAAAAGCTATAGCAAGAGCCACAGGGCTTGCGTTTGTATTAAATCTAGGGATGTTACCCCTTGAATACCTTTCTGCTCGTCTACGGGCTTCTCGTTGCACCTCAGCTATATCTATATCAGCTAACTCAGTCTCTCCTGCAAGTGCTGAGTTTTCTTGTTCGTATGGTTTTAAATTTAGATTAGGTGCTTGTTCTTGTGTTAAGCCTATTTCTTTGGCGAACTTTTTGTAGGCTTCGTAGGCGGGGATGTAAAGATCACGGAGGGCGGCTCGTTGTAAATCGGATGATTCGAGGAGACTTTCTCTATCCCTAAGTCCTCGTATAGCTGATCTAGTTCCTGGGCTGTAGCTGCTTTCTGCTCCGTATTCGATGTATTCGCTTTCTTGACCATATCGTTTTAAATTATAACCTTTTCCACTTAGAATTGGTTCAATACTTTCTGCAAAATCATTTGCATCTTGTTTAGTATAAGGTCTATCTTTATTAAATGAAATAGGATCAATTAAAACTATACCTGTTTTATCAGTAGCTTGTAATGTAAAGTTTACTTGCTCTCCTCCTCTGCTCATTCCAGATAGACTTCTATTTAAATCTTGTAACTCAGCAACATTAAATAAACTTTGATCTGGTTTCTGAATAATTAAACCAGTTTGAAAGACACCTTGTTTTGTTGGTCTTAAAGTTATTGCAGAATCTTGCATGAATGCATCAGTAAATATTTGTGATATAGCACGAACTGTTTTTGGTTCTGCTCCAGGCAGCTTCAATAATATATTTGGATTTAAGTAACCATCATATGTTCCAGCTGATCTTGTAATTTCATGTGCTATCCCTAGCTCACGCAAGAATCTAATCTTATTACCTGATGTTATGGCATTTAACATATTCTCTTGATAGTCAAAGAACTGATCAAAATTTATTGACTGGTCAATATTCTGTGGAAGATACCCTCTTGTTTTACCCATCTTAAATTCAAATAAAACACTTGGTGCTTCATTAACAATCATCTGATACATATTATTTTTTAAGTCAGTATCAAATACATTTGATTTTGCTTTACTGTTAAATCTTGGTTGATGAATAAAAACACCAGAGAATGTTCTATCTTTAGAAAACAATCCTTCACTTTCTAAATTCTTTAAATCAGAAATTTCTTGTTCTGCTGCAGATACTGCTGAGTTGTAACTGCCTTCATTAGTTACATTAGTTGGACCAGAATATCTTTGATGTGCCCAAAGCAATGCTTGAACTTGTCTTGGTGTAAAGTTTCTTGGTTCACCATTAACTTTAATATTTTCTGCTGCAAGCAAAGCTATTAAACCTTGTGTAATTCTATATTCTTGTTCAGTAGTTTTCTGTCCTTCTTGTAGCTCAATGCCAAACTTTCTAAGCATATGCCTATCAATTACAGAGAAAGGTGTAAACCTATTATTAGCTGCATCTAATATTTCTAAAGCATAAGTAGAAGTCTTTTGTCCTGTGCCTTGTCTATTATATAAACCTGTTTCATATACTTTAGCTATATCATTTAATCTAGAATTATTGTTCATAGCTACACCAAACTTCTTAAGTTCAGCTATATATTTTTTTGGTTGTTCAACTGGATCAATCTTTCTTGCTACAATCATAGCTCTTAAAGTATCTTTAAGATTTTGTTCTGGTTTGCTTTGTGCTGATGTAATACCAAAGATTGCAGAAAATTCATTCATGTTGACATCGCCAACTATATTTGGAATGCCTACACCCCATCTCTCGTACCAAAGATAATCCATATTCTTAGTGATAGCATCTTTTAAATCATCTCTAATTTCTTTGATATCTTTCCACTTATGTTTTCTTTTAGATTGTGGGCTTACAGATTTATGTAATGCTTGTAAATTCTTTGCAGTTAAATTACCTTTATTGCTTCTATATAATGTTAAAAGACTTTGTTCAGTTTCTCCTGGATATAAAGTATTTTGTGCAGTTAAACCACTTCTAGAAAATCTTGACTTTATATCTCCTGTTAAATCTTTTAATTCTTCTCTTAAATTATCAACTTTGTTTTGTGCTCTCAACATATCAGAAAATAATTTTTGGTATCTCTTCTTACCAACATAAGCACCATCGACATTTAAAATACTTTCTGCTCTATATAATTCAGATTCTGCTGTAGTCAATAATTCTCTAACTGTATCTATTTCTTTAGAGAATCTAGATTCTGGATTCAATAATCCTGCTGCTTGTTTTAATTGTGTTTCTCTTAAGCTTCTTACTTTATTTCTTTCTCTGCTACCTATAACTCCTGAATCTAAATCTTGCAATATACTTTCAGGGCTTCTAAAGCCAGCACCAAAAATAGAATCAACAGCACCAAAAAAGAAATCAATAATTCTTTTAATAATACCTTTTGGTTTTCCAGTTATTTGTTTTGGATTTTCTCTATAAAGTCTAAATAATTCTGCAACATACTCTTCATCACGAATAACAAGACTATCATCTTTGTATGCTTCTGTAATACCATCTTTTAAATTTTGCGGCAACTTCTCGATAGCATATTCTACTAATGTTTGATATTCATCTTCTGTTAATAAGTCTAGTTCTCTAAGAGCATGAATAGCTTCATGATCCATAAGACCTGCAAGTTTACTTTTAAATTCTGCTTCAGTTAAAGTACCATCAGGATCAATCTTATTCATAGCTGTAAGAATTGTTCTCATAGGAATATCAAATGAAGCTTTATTTGCAAAAGGCACAGGATTAAAGACAGGCTTTCCATCTACAAATCTAATCTCTGTAGACATTTTCATAGCATTATCAAACTTTAATGCTATATCTTTTAACCCTAATTCATTTAATCTTTTTCTAGCAAACTCAAATAGTCTTTTGTATTTGCCTAAAGATTCTGGAGAAGGTAATGCTAAAAGTTCATCAGTTTCAACTACATCCTTAATATCTTTCTCTAAGACATTATTTATTTCTTCTTCTGTTAATGGAGTAGTTTCTCTTAATCTTTGTGCAAACTCTTCTGTAGATTCATTAAGACTTTGTGCTCGTCTAGCTTGTCGTCTTTCAAAATCATCAGACATTTCTAATCTGTTGTTTACTTTATCTGCTCTACCACTGTTAACTAAATCTTCTCTTAAAACTTTTAATTCTTTAGGTGTTAAATTTTTTCCTGTTTGTCTATTTTTTACAAATGCTTTTATTTCATTGTTAGTAATTCTTTGACCTTTGTATTCTGTATATAATCTATTAAGATCATTAACACTATATGCTCTTGGTCTAAAGTCAGGTAGTTTTGTTTCAACATCAAATCTAGGCAATCTCTTTAATTCATTAATCAACAATTCTTTTTGCCCACGATTCATAGTATTAAATGATTTAGTACCTGTAATTTGTTCAGCCATATATTCAAATGCAGGAGAATTAAAATCTGGAATTATATTTTTAGAACTTAAAACTTTTTTAAAGTCACTTCTTGTAATACCTATCTTTTCTCTTGATCTAGCTATAGCAACACGATCACCTGTTTCTCTTTGTGTCTTTTCAATAACATGAGCTTTCTCTGACATCAAAGCATTGAAGTCAGCAGGTAATAATATTTTTTTAGCTTCTTGTGGAGTGTAATATGATTTAGGTGCAATACCTTTTTTTCTAGCACGGGTGTGCAATTGACCTACTAAACTAGATGCATCTATTTTAGTAGCTGTGGTTGGATAACTTGTTTGTTGTTTTACAAGTTGTTCTTCTAATAGAGTTAATTGTTCTTCATTTAATTGTTGATCGCCAACTAAATCTTCAATAACTGAACGATCAAGTTTTTGTTTTATTTCTTTTTCTTTTTCTGCTTTGGCTTTTCTACCAATGTTAATACGTGAATCTAAAGCAGCAACAGACTGGACTGGAATTAAATTACTTATAGGATTGTACAGCTTGCTACCTAATGCATATGCTGTGCCATTACCATACAAACCATTGATTGATAAACTTTGTTTTACTGAAGTATCAATAAAATTATTTCTAAGTTTTTCACGTAATACAACTGCTTCTTTTGCTGCAGTTTCTGTGTCTGGAAAAATACCATAATCTTGACCAGTGTTTATTCCCATTACAGATGCAGTGCCATTTGGATTCTGTATTATTTCAAACTCTTCTAGCAACGGAGTTTCTGCAAAATCTAAAGTAGATTCTACAATAGGTGTATCTACTTGTGCGTCTTGTGTATCTGTAATACTTACTTCGGATTCTAAAGGTAATACAACTGCACCTTCATTTATAGCTCTATTAAAGTCTCTTCTCTTATCAAATCTTTTTTGTTCAGCAACTTTTCTTTCTTCTCTTTCTTTGTCTAATAAATATTCACGACCTATGCCACGCTTATCCATTACACCACGCATGACTAAATCAGCTAGAAAACCTACACCACCACCAATTGTAAAATCATCCAAAAAGCTTTCGCCTATTGGTAGCTGATCACTGTAAATACCTCTAGCGGTTGCATCTTGTAGCAATCCTGCTGTAGCTTCTTGAACTGCTTCTATTCCACCTGATTGTAAAGCAAACATTAATCTGTCACGTGGTAATAATTTGCCTGATGATTTAGGAACATATCTTAATAATCTTACAGGTGTAACTACTTCACCTAAACCAATGAGACCACCAAATGTTTCTGCTAAAAATTCTTGAAATGGAGAAACTTCTTCTCCCAGTGCTCTAGCTTGCTCTATGCTTCTACCAGCTCTTGCTACACCACTTGGTGAACCTAAACTTGCAACACCTGCAAGACTTGCTGTTCCTTGTCTTGTTAATTTTTGTGCAGGAGTTAAAGCTTGAAAACCTTTAGTGGCTCCTACAGCTTTTGCTGCTAATGTTCCTGGCACCATATAGGAAGCAAATGAACCAAGCCCTTGTCCTAGTCCTGTAGAGTAAGCATCTTCATAACCTTTTAACGGACTATAAGTATCACTTACAGCTTCTTGAGCATCTCTTAAAAGATTACCAACAGCACTATCATTACCTTGGTCAAAATAATTTACAACACCTTCTCCTGCATTAAGAAAAGAATTAATAAATCCGCCTGGTATTTGTTTAACTGCATTGAATACTTCACCACCAAAATTTCTTTCTACTTCTTCTATATAGGGTGTGTAATATCCAGGATATAATTCAGCTAAATGATTTTGCAAAGCAATTAACTCTTGATCACCAAGATTATCTTTTATCTTTATTACTCTGCCATCAGGTAATCTATGTAAACTCATTTTTAATTTGTTATAAGATCGCTGCCAGGTGGAACATATTTCATACCTAACTTACCATATAAATCCATTTTAAGAATTTCAGATTCTTCTAATAATTGTGATAATCTAGTTTGTTGTGCTCCACTTGGGAAACCTGCACTATCTTTAAGTATAGCTGCAATTTCTGCTCTTACACTTGCTAGTTCTCCTGCAAGAACTCTATTACCAGTATTCTCAGCTTGAACTCTAGCAATATCAATTTTATCTAATTCATTAGCAAGACCAAATTCTTCTATTGCTTGTGCTCTTTCAGCTGATGCTGCTTCAAGACTACGTTTTCTTTGTGATTCTTTAATTGCAGGTAAGCCCATTGCTGCATCGCCTATTGCTGCTCCAGCTTCACCAAGATTTTTTGCACTACCAAAAGCTTTGGCTAAAGAACCTAAAGCATATACATCTAACTCTCTTTGTTTATCTTCCTCTGTAAATGGTTCTATTTCTACTTTAGGTAGATTTAAAGCTGCTACTCTTTCAGCTCCACTAGGTCCTGTTTTTGTTTGTCTGTTTTTCATCAAAGCTTCAAAGTCTATATTGGTATATAAGTCACTCATGTCAAATGGTTCTGGCTCATCCTCTCCAAAAAAATAATCATAAGCCATTGGTCCAAATGTAAGAGCACCTAATCCCAATCCACCATAACCTAAGATTGGTCTATTTTTAAAGAAAGTAGAAATAGGAGTAGTAAATCTACTAAACATACTTGGACTACTTGCTGCAGGTGGTACAGTAACTGGAAGGTTACTTGGTGGAGGTATTCTGCCTGGAGGAGCTCCTCTGCTGCCACGACCTATAATACCAGGTAAACCACCAACAGGACCACCCATATATGGAACCATGTTTGTTCCTCTAGCAACTGCAGGTAAAGCTGCGGGTGCTGGTAAAGCTGGAGGTGCTGATAATCTAGCACGAATTGCTTGTGCTGCTGTTGGACCATATCTACTTGCAAGTTTTATACCTGCTCCTCCAAGAGCTAATGAAGCAAGATCACCCATACCCATTTCTCTGTCTTCACCTACAGTTAAATCTAAAACTCCTTGACCAAAAGGTGTATCACGTAAATTCATCAAAGCTCCTTGTATAGGATTATCTTCTCTATACAACTTGTCATATTCACTTATTACATCACCTAACGATAAATCACTTGTATCTATACCTTCACGTCTTAATCTATCTCCCATAAAACCATCTAAAGCAAGTTCTTTTCTTCTTTCTGCACTTGCTTCTGCACCTGCTAAAACATTTGATGCTATTTGATCAGGATCAAAAGACTGTAAATTTAAGGGTTGTCTTTCTATAGATTGAGATTGTTGAAGATTTTGATTGTAAATAGATTCTGCATTTTGATTGGCATAAGCCATTGCTTCTTGTGTAGTGGCACCTGGTTTTGCTGCCATGTACTCTTCTATCATTCTTCTTTTAAATTCTTCTAATGTACCAAGATTTCCTCCTAATACACTTGATGACCCACCATTAGCAAACGAAGTTAAGCCACCACTAGCCATACCCATTTGAGGGGAAGGCGGTGCCATACTCGTAATACCAGCGTCTAAGGGTGAGGAGACTTCAGCAGAACTTGGCATAGCACCTTGACTTAATTCCATTACTGCTTCCTCAGCTACAGTAGTGGAAGGTTGATTTTGTCTTGCCATTTGATTGTCGTACATTTGTTTCATTTGTGTACGTCTTTGTATCTCTGACAAAACTAAATATTCTGGGTACCTTGAATTAGGATCACTCATAAATTGCACAAGTTGATCTTGTGGTACGTATTCTAATTCTGCTGCTATGTCTATCAAGCTCATATTATCCTTGACCTCCTCCCATGCCTCTATATAGTCCTAGTCCGCCAAGACCTAAACCTGCTAGAGACTGAAATAATCCAGGTTGTTGTTGATACGTGCTTACTTGTTGTTGTGGTGAAATTGGCACACCTCTAAGTATATTACTTAAGAAACCTAGATTCTGCTGTCCTGCACCTTGTTGTCTCAAGAAGTCTTGATATCCCACATCATAACCAGCTTGTTGTAATGCTCTCTGCTGTGCACCTATACCTTGTAAAGCTCCTATTCTACCAAGAGTATCTCTTTGTATATCGCCACCTAAACCTCTCATAAAGTCAGCTCCAGCTATTCCATATCTTGAAGATAGGTCAAAGCCTGACTGCTTCAATCTTTCTTGTGCTTGTCTGTCTGCTTCTTGTTGAGCCATTGATCTAAGATCAAACTGAGAACCTGCTAAGTCTGCTGCTCGTTCAGCTCCTACTTGTCGTACTGCTGATTCAAAAGCTGCTTGATCTCCTTGAACTTGTATATCACCTAACTGTTGTCCAAGATTTCTTTGTCTTTCAGCTTGTAATATAGCTTCACGATAACCGCCTAATCCGCCAGATTGTGCAGCTCGTTCTCCTATTTGTCCTCCCAATATATCAGACTGTCTTACAGCTTCTCGTTTTGCAACATCTGTAACAGCTTGTTGATAAGGTGACATAAATCTAGATACACCTTGCTCAAATCCAAGTTTGTTATAAGTTGGATATGGTGATACCGAACCTGGAGGAACAGGTGCTCCTATAGGATCGCCTATTGGAGGTGGTCCAGCTGTTGGAGAAACTTGTCCTAATCTAGATACTTCTTCAGCGGCACGTCTATTATGATCTTCACCAGTAGTAACCATACCTTGTCCTGGTAATGGCACAGCACCTTGTTGACCTCCAGCAAATTTTAATCCTTCTTGTCCTGTAGTTGGTGGTCCTATGGTCATTTGGTGCCGACGATCTGAATAATAATTACCAACACGTGTATCTCCCATTCCTGGAGCTGGTGCTCCTATAGGTTGCGGTAAGTTTCTGCTAAACCTATCGCTATCATTAGTCTGTCTTGGAGCTTGATACCCTGACTGATAGCCAAAGTTCATACCTCCAATCATATCTTGTGCTTGACCATATTGACTAGGTGTGCCTGATAAAGCATAACCTCTAGTCATAGCTTGGCTTTGCAATTCATCTGGAGAAAAATACGCTAGTCTTTGTCCTCCATATGTTGCAGTAGGTTGAAGCGATTCCGCTTCAGCTCTACGCATTAATCTTTCAAAATATGGTTGTGCATATGCTGGAAGATTTGTTTGAGTTACTGTTTGATCTGTTGGTGCTGCTTGACCACCTCCGCCTCCACTTGACATTATTTTTTCTCCTTAAATATTTTCTCGAACATAACCGCTTGTTCTTTCCATTGGCTATCTTCTTTAACTGTTAAAAACTTTAAACCTTTTCTGCCTAAAGCTTGCATACCTTTGCAATTATTTTTTCTTGCCCAACTTTCTAAAACTTTCCAACCACTTGTAAGCCAGTTATCTTTATGGCTTCCACCTAATAATATTACTTCTAACATTTTTAAACCTGTTGGATAAGTAGATATTGATGTTGTAGCACAAGCTATAATTTTTTCATTATCTACATTTATAACTATCCAAAGATGTTGAACTCCGTTTTTAAGTTGACTATAAACTGTATCTAAAGTGTGTCTACCATTAGACCTTTTGCAAGCTCTAAGAAGAAACATCTTGACATCATCCCAAACGATATCTATATGTTCTGGCATTACTGCAGATATAGTTGTTTTATATTCTGTTTCTGTATTTTCTACTGCTTGTTGTTCCATCATACTGGTAATACCTCACTATCTTTTATCTCAGATGGCTGAGTTTTGCCACCATATTTAGCTTGCCTTACTCTGTCCATCATACGATATAACTTATCTGCACCTGCATCTGAACTGCCATCTCCTAAACTAGAGACAACATCAGCTGGCACAATAAACTCATCCTGTGATACAGCTACTGGTTGTTTATTACCTATCATACCATCTATATCATCAGCCATACCGCCTTGATTGGTGCCTTGTATTTGTCCTTCAACTTGTGCATTAGGAACTACACTTTGTAATACAGCTCTTCTAAGTTCTTGAAATACTTCTGGTCCATATTTATCAATGAACATATTTAAAGCAGATTCATTATTAGTATCTCCTAAAATAAATGCTATAACTTCTTGTGTTATTGGGTCTTCTAATATTCCTGTCATGCCTCCTGCTTGAAAAACTCCTCTTCCTTTTAATATGTCAGCATGAGTTACTTTGCCATCTTTGTTTAGATCAGGAAAAGTTTTGCCACTTTTGCCGCCATTTTTCATACGTCTAGGGCTCATTCTTCTTTCATCTTCTTTCAACATATCTATAATCATTTTGTTTCTAGCTATTTGTTCTTCTAAACTTTCTGGTTTAAATACAGGAAACTCACTATCTTCCATACCAGCTATAGCTATTTGATTTGACATAATATTATCTTCTATTCCTGATGGAGCAAAAGGTTCTTTGGCAGCAGTAAGTTCGCTAATCATGCCTGATGGACCTGGACTAGGTTCACCAAATCCTAATATATTTTTAGGGTCTACATATTTATTTTTTCTAAAATCTCCATATTGTTCCTCATCATCTGGTGGAGGTGGTGGTGGAGGTGTTTCATCTGGTGGTGGTGGTGGAGGTGGTGTAGGTGTACCATCATCTGGTGGAATTACTATTGGTGGTGGTGGTGGTGGCGGTGGAACAAATGGACCGACTTGGAATGGATTCATTTGTTGTGTAGGGTCAAGTATTTGTGGCACTCCTTGTGCTGCCGAACCATAGAATTGTTGATAGCTTGGAGACTGTGTAGGACTAAATACAGGAGCACTAGGTACATCTGCTGCTCCTAAGTCTGATATTCCTGCAGCTATTCCTGATTCTAAATCAGTTGCAGATGGATTAGGGCTGCTAAAGTAATTAAACTCTGGCATAAATCCTGGCATATAACCCATAGGTATTGGGTTAGCTTCTCTTTGTGGTACATACTGCATACCTGCTCCATAAAAATTACCTGGATCATTTAAGTTTAAATTATTTATTGCTTGACCAAGATAACCAATACCAGCACTTAAGTCTGGGTCTGTAGGGTCATATGTAATTCCACCTTCTTGCATTTCTTTTGGTTCTATAAACCTATACCTGCTGTGTTTAGGATCAAATAAAAATTTATTTTCATCTAATAAATTTAAAATATCTTTCATTTCTGATTCTGAAGCTCTAAAACCTCCTGTAGTTACACCAACTTTTGCTCTACCTATTCGATTTAGTTGATCTTCTAGTTTAAGGAAATCTTTTCTTCTTTCGTCTTGCATCTTACGTCTTCCTTCTATATCACCTTTTGTTTCTGCAAACAAATTGGCATATTTTTCGTTTAGTTCTTGCTTTTCAACTTCAGCATAATATTTATAAATTTTATGCAAATCAGCAAAAGTTTCATCAACACCCATACTTCTTACAATTTCTTTAGAAGTTTTTTTAGGTACTGCTTTATTAGTGCTTTGTCCATTTGCAAATTTAGTTATTCCACCACTAGCTGATGGCAAAGGTGTTATATATGTTCCTGGTATAGCTTCAGGATAGTCTAGATACATTTGTCTTTTTCTTTCTTCTTCTTCAAATGCCAGTCTATCTAATTCTGCTTGAAACGCCTCTTGAGATTGTATAACTCCAGTACCGCCTAAGCCTATACCTGCTGGTATATAAGCACTTGGAGTTCCTGCTCCACTAAGTACATTTCCAAAACTCATATCTTGCATTCCTGCAAACATATTAGGGTCAGCACCAGCTGCACTTTGTGCTAATCTAGCGGCTTCTTCTGCACCTTTTCTTGTTGCTGCTATACTTGCTTGTGTACTTTCTTGTCCTAAATGTGATAAAACATTTGGGTCTGTCATTGCACCAGGAGCTAATTCAAATCCTCCTGATGGGTTTATCCCCATAACTTGTGGAGTATCTATACCACCTAATGCACTTACTGCTTCTTTATTTAAAGCCACATCTGCTGCTGCATCTCCCGCAGCTGCTACTTGTGCTCCTTGTAAAGCTTTACCAAAACCATAAGAAGTTAACCCAGCTAATATTCCTTTTTTAAAATCACCTTCTAGACCAGCTGTTAAAAGACCAGAAGCTATTGCTGATCCTGCTGGTCCACCAAAAATACCACCTACTATACTACCAACCATTGGAAGTATATCTCTTAGATTAAAAGCTTCAGGCAATCCTGTACTAGGATTTAAAGATAAAGCACCTAGTTGTGCTAATCCCTTAACCTCATTTGGGTTAACGTGCATCAACATAGTGTCGCCATAACGACCTTGTGCTGCTACATTATTTACTTGATTCATCATATTATTCATAATTATCTTTCCTCTGTGGTTTCACAACCAAACATATTAAAACTCATATCTACTGCACTGGTATAAACTTTGACAACATCTGTTTGATTAAGTGTTATGCCCAACACTATTGTCAAAGAATCGTTAGCTGCTACTGATTTGTCATAGTATAAATACTGTTTATCATCAGCTCCTGCTCCTGCAACATGAACACTCAGCCTAAAAGTTATTGCTGAACCTGTTCTATTTGCTGCTACGATAGAACTTACAGTAGTCTGTGTCTTATCAGGCACTGTGTATAGAGTTGTAGTTGTTGTTGCGGCTGGATCAAGTTGTCCTAAAACTTTTAAACTATCCGCCATGTTTTACTCCCATTAATAAAAATTGGTGTCTTCTTGTAGCTTTACTTACTATAGATTCTTGCATTCTTCTTAGCTCTCCTATGTCAGCGTGTATATCTTGTAAAGCTTGTTCTATTGTTCTTCTAGTAATTGCTTCATTCATTGCATCATATTCTGTTGATGCTACTGGAATTGGTACGGAACTTCTTAATGCCACTATCTTTCTCCGTCTGGTCTAATTTCTAATCTTAAGTCACCTAGTCGCCAACCAAAGTTATCAGCATTATTTTCTACTCTAATAGCACCTTGTCTGCTTCTTGCTCTTGTACTTAAAAAAGTTGAACTAGGTGTAACAGATAAAGTCTGTAAAGTTGATAAGTCTTGTAAAGGATAGTCTCTGCCTTTTAAAGTTATGCTTACTGTATTAGCAGTATCACTTGAACCTCTATACTGTAAGTCTGGAATTAACTTAGATATAAACATATATTTTTCACTATTAGGGTCTAAGTCAAAATCAGATGATTCTATATAAGCTGTAAAAGATGAACCATCTGCACTATGACCTACCTCATGATTAAATAAATAGTTTCTGTCTGTGCTGTCATACTTACTAGCTGCTATTGGTTTGTTTAACATATAAGCAGGATTCCATGCAGTTCTAGCAAAGTTATCGTTAGTTGTTCCTATGCTCCAAGTTTGTTCTAAGTAATTGTAGATAACATATCTATTAACTTCAGTTGAATCAGAACTTGGATAAAACCAAATAATTTCATTATGGTCAGGAATAGGTGCTGCAAATACTTTGTATGCCTGTGCATGATTAAAGTCACCAAATACATGATCTAATACAGAACATGGCAATCTTTGAGCAGAGCCTGAGTATTGATAAAAAGCTCCATTATCCATAAAGAATACTGTACCCCCTGCAGTTGTCGCTGCTGATGGACCTATTAAAGACATACCTGTAGCTACTTCATTAAAACTAAATATAAATGGTGCTCCAACAAATCTCATTGAAACTATTCCTGCATCAGTCCATATAAGTATTTCTTGTCTTGTTTTGACTGCACCAATAATCGTACTACCAGAAGATAACTGTACTCCTCCAGCAGAGTTAGTTGCAGTTGGTGTCCAATCTACTGCACTTTCTGCAGTTGAAAATCTAACTAATAACGGGTCAATAGTTGATGAACCTACAGGATTAGAACCAAAAGCTATAACGTGCCTATCTACATCAGACATCATTACTTGTAAAACTTTTGTAGGCACATCACTTGCACCTGATAGTGAACTAGCAGCAACTGCTCTTGATGTTACTCCAGAAGATTCATCCCAATAATATAATGGTCCTCCTCTAGGAACTGCAATAGTATCATCTCCAAAATTATCTATACTCCAGATTCTAAGCTGATTTGTTAAAGATAATGCTGAAGCTGAACCCCATGTTCCGCCACCCCATGTACCTGCACTCCAACCTGTTGAGCTTACATATTCATCTAAACCACTATTAATTTGATATACAGCAACTGTACTTGAACCACCATTACCTGAATCACTTGCATTTGCTGTGACTGTATCACCACTTGTATCTTTAGCAGTTATAGTAAAAGTATTAACACTTGGCACTAAATCTATTTCATATTCTTGATTTAATACAGTAGCAGTTATATTGCCACCTAATGTTGCTGCATCAGAAAAAGTAACAAAGTCTCCTTGTACTGCACCATGACCAGCTTCAGTAACAGTTATTGTCGAAGAACCATTTGTTGCAGCAAAGGTAGCATCACCTGCACTTGTTGTAAGTCTTATAGGAGTTATATCATTAAAGACATTACCATTTAAAGCATATAACTTTTTATGTGTTCCATTAATAATATAGTTATCTTGTTCAGCAGTTTTATAAACATGAATCTTTCTTGATGTGCCTATAAAATAATTACTGCTATTTTTTTCCCAACCACCTATTCTTTCAGGTCTACCTTTTCTAAACCTTACTTTATCTGCATCAAACCAACCACCCTCATTAGAGTAGTTTGTTCCCTCTTTGTTGATTCCTGGTTTAAATACAAATTTTTGTAATGCCACTTTTATATTTCATGCCATTCTTTGCCTTCAAATAGTAGAGCTTCTGCTTCTCTTCTTCTTATCAAGCCTCTTGACACTTCTCCTTTTACCTTGTTCCATCTTTTAATCTGAGCAGGAACTTCTTCGTATTCTCCTTTATTCAAAACTTTTAGAAGAGTTGATGAGCTTAAATTTGATGGACCTAAATTAAATGTCCATGCAACCAAAGCATCAAATTGATTTTGGCTTAAGGGCACATCGACTAAGTTATTTACATAGTCTCCAAACTCTTTTAACTCAACTTCTAACATATGATCTGCTTTATCCTGTGACCATACATCTCCTTCTTCTACACCCTTTGTAGAGCCATATCCACAAGTCCACACTCCAGCTGGACATTTATATGCTTCTAGTTTACATCCTTCAAACTTTTTAATTAAAGCTATACCTTCTTTTGAAGCTTCCATATTAGTCTCCGTCTTTTGTAGAATTTGACGCACCAAAGTAAAAAGATATGATAGCACTAGCTAAACCTCCTAAATAACCTAAGACTAAATTAATTAATGCTTCAGAGTTTTGCTCTGGTGGTTGTAGTGTTACTAAAAATATATAGCCTAAAAATCCGCCTATAATACCTACACCTATTATTCTTGCTGTCCAATCTTTAGAAAAATGTCTTCTAGCATCTTGTTTTTCTTGTGCTTCAAGAGCAAAGACATCAACTTCAAGCTTCTTCATCTCTGCTTCAAAAGATAATTCAGCTTTCTTTATTTCAGCAAGTTGTTCTGGTGTAGCATCTGCTATACCTTTTTCTATAGCTTTAGGATTATTCGGAACACCCAAAACTTCTGAAATCATATTAGCAGCCATGCCACCCATAGGACCACCCAATGCTGTACCTAATGTTGGAGCCACTGCTCCTAAAAGATTTTTAAATATATTTTTCATATAGTCTCCTTAACTATTAACCCGTTTATATTCTTTAATTAGTATATATTTTTGGTGAGTAAATTGTAATCGGTTCTGATTTTCCTTTCACTAAAATATTTCCTATCTTCTCATATTTAAAAGCATTACCCGCTAGTTCTTTAGTGTACTCAGAAATAATAATCTTCCATTCTTTGTAATCATTTCTACCAGCAGTTGCTTCAAGTCTAGCTGATAAATTAACTGCATCACCTACTACTGAATAATCAAATCTAGTTTCACTTCCCATGTTACCTACAATGCAAGTACCAGAGTTTACTCCAGTGCCTACATTGATTGGTGGTAAGTCTAGCCCTTCTTCCTTAAATTGTTTGTTTAGTTCTATTGTTGCTTGTTCTATTTCTAATGCAGATTTAATTGCTAGTTCTGCATGATTCTCGCATGGCAAAGGTGCATTCCAAAAAGCCATAATACAGTCACCCATATACTTATCTATAGTTCCACCATTAGCTAGTATAATTTTTGTCATCTTATCTAAGTAGGTATTGATAAGTTCTACTAGACCTTCAGGATCATCTTTGTTCTTAAATACTTCTGAAACAGGAGTAAAGCCCATAATGTCAGTGAATAAGAACGTCATCTCTTTTCTTTCACCACCTAGCTTAAGAAGCTCTGGATTTTTTTGTAGCATAGCTACCATGTCTGGAGATAGATAAGTTCCAAATTGTTTTTTAATCTGTTGTCTCAGCTTGTATTGTTCTCTGTAATTAAGATAAAAAGCGGTAGCTCCTGTAAAAACATTGGCTATCAGTGTCCATGTAACATCTATTAGTAATCCTTGTCTAATAAAATGTAACCCTAAATATGCTGTTCCACCCGTAACTAACAAAGCTCCAACAAGTCCAAAGCTTAAATTTAAAACATTTAGAGCTATCCAAACTAAAAGAGTTGATGCTATCAATATGCTTAATTCAGCTAATAAAGAATAGTGTGGTATATATGGACTATCTTGTATAAGTATTGATTCAGCTAATGCTGCTTGTACTTTATGTGGCTCAAGCAATCCTACTGGTGTAGCAACTTGAGGCATAACTCCTTTGGCTGTAACTCCTACAAAAACAAACTTATTCTCTACATTCATTTCTTGTAAAGTAGTTTGTGGAGTATCTACCCAGCTTATCCACTTTCTTCCTGTTACATCTAATGGTGTGGGTGGTATTCCTCTTACGCTTATTTCTTCAATGCCATTAGGATTAGTTTTTATAATATACGTACTTGAATCAGCTAATACTTTTAATACTTGAATAGCATAAGATGGTGTCCAACCTTTATCTGTTTGATATAGCAAAGGTATTCTTCTTACTAAATTGTCTACATCTACAGGTGCAGAAACTAATCCTTCTTGTGCAACATTTCTAATGATCTCTACATTAGGCATATAGCCTCTAGCTCTTATACCTTCAGCGTCTTCTCCTAAAATTACAGTACCAGCAGTAGGTGGATTGATATTATTATCTGTTTCAAAAGTAGCAATAACTACAGGAAGGTTTAAAATTGATTCTGCAAATATCTCATCGCCACCAAACCTATCTTTGTCTATAAACGATATTACCCAGCCAACTCCGATAGCTCCATTATTAAACAGCTCTGTTTGTATTTCTGCTAAATCTTGTCTTGGAAAAGGATAGCCTCCTCTTTCTCTAACATCATCATCAGTTATATTTAAGATCGTGAAGTATTCAGATGGTTTATGTTCTTTTACTAAAGCATCAAAAGTTTTTAGTTTAAGTGTTTCTACAAAGCTTAAATTTGAAATTAATCCATAAACAAAACTTATAATTAACAATAAATAAAATATATGTTTCTTCATCCTGATTCCTGTCTTATTCTTATTACAGATGATGATCCATTATTAATAGTAATTATATTAGAAACTCCATCTTGTATTATTAAGACTGAATATGTTTCATCACTATTTAAAACTAAACTTACATTTTGATTTACATTTCTAATAAGCCTAACTTTGTCACCCTCTAATATAGTAGTTATTTGTGTTTCAGCATCTTGTCCAATCCTAGTACCTGAAACTGGTATTGCACTTATAAATTGATTTAACTCATCTTCGTCATCTTTTATACTTAGTTCATCAATAGAATCTAGCAAGTCTTCTAAAAAGTTAACGTCAAGATAATCAATATCTAGTTCAGTAAAATCTAAATCTTCTTCTAAACTAAACAAATCTTCTTGTAAGTAATCTACATCTAATTCATTAAAATCTAATATGTTAGCTTTTTGTGTTGTTTGTCTTTCTTGTTCTATGCTTTCTTTTTCTTTAGGTGGCGAAACAATTAACATATTATCTATAAGCTCAAGACTAATATCTAATGTTATAGGAGTTGTAGGATTTTGTTCGTACACACTTGTAGTAGTTGCTTGATAAGGTTTATTTAATCTTACCTGACCTGTAGCAGTAGAAACTACAATTTCACCACTAGCTAATCCATCTAATCCTGGCAGTAAAATTATTAAAGCTCTACCCCATTCATCTACTGTACAAGTAAAATCTGTTCCTAAAACTGCAATCTCACTACTTGGCGTAGATAAAGAAATATTTTTCTTATTTAATTTATTAACGCTGCCTGATAAAAATCTTATTGTGCCACTGTTAAAACTTAATGACATTTTAGATTTATCTGGATTAGGATCGAATATATACTCGTCAATAGTTAATTCAGAGTGTTCTGTTAGCCTAACTTGGCTATCATCTAAAAATGTAATTCCTATTCTGCCATCAGCAGTTTCTACATTGTCGTAAGAATTTATATCAAAATTCAAACTAGCTGGGTATGGTTCATCTCTAAGAACTTGACCATACCCTTTTAATTCTGTTATATCGCCTATTGCATCAGCATGAAGTGGCTGAACCACCATCACTTTGAACAATACAAATATTTGAATTAGACGCATTTGTTTCTAGTTTTAACCAATCTCTAGCTAATGTAGAAGATTGTGTGATATCTATAGTATTACTACTTCCATCTAAATCTAGATAAAAGTAACCAGCATCACTTGAGCTAGCTCCATATCCACTTCCTGAGAAAGTAATTTCATTACTATCTCCAAGTATATCCATATAGTTTGTAGCATATTCATAATCAACATCAAACTCGAATATATTAGAATCTCCATCTATTATCCAATCTAAATCAAGATAATTTACACCAGCAGTTTCAGCAAAGTCTAAATCAAACTCATTACTTGAGCCTGTAATATCTACATTAAAATCTGCAAAGTCAGCACCATTTGTGCCATCTGTATCTATATCTATATCAAATATATTAGAATCGCCATCAAATTCAAAAAAGCCTGTAAAGTTATCTCCATATATACCGCCAGTTAAGAACTCATTTGATGATCCTATTTGATTAATATCAATAGTCATAGTAGTACCATTTAAAACAGCTTCGCTTAAATTGCCTGCTGTAGAATCAGTACCACCGATAATATTACTACTACCAAGTTGTTCTAAGTCTATTAAGGCATTACTACCTGTCTGATCTACAAATATTTCATTGTCTGCAAAAGAGCAGAACGAAAATGTCATTAAAAATATATTTATTAAAATTTTATTATTCATATTTCCAGTATCCTTTTTTTATACCTTGTTTAATTAAATCTACTACAGCTAACTCTATTGCAGCTTGTAAGGCTATTGCTTTACTTTCATTCATAGCATTACCTGTTTCAAATTCAACTAACTCAGTGCTTTCAGCTATATATCTAAAGACATCTCCAGACATCATTACTGATAGCACAGTTTTAGAAGATAAAGTTTCTAGAAGAATCTCTCCCGTACTTACTGATACAATTCTTAAAGAGACTACCACTGTATCTTCTGTATATTGTTTTGAAGCACCTATGCCTAAATAGCGAGCACCGATACCTCCACTTTTTAAATTTGTGTTGTAATCAACAACACTCCCTTCAACAATAAGACCTGCAAACAATAGTGGTAATTGTTTTGTCTCATCATCAAAATCTTTTCTAGATGATTTAATTATTTGTCTTTCTCTTACTAGATGATCTAAACCTTCTCTTTCAACTACTCTAAAAAAACCTGATTGTTTAATAGCTCTTATAACATAGTCTAAAGGTGCTTGTGTAAGTGCTGTACTAAAGTCTGCATAACCAGGCACACTTTTTCTTTGTCCTGTAGCATCTTCAAATTTATATATAGCTACTACAGGTTTTTTTTCTGCATTCTTTACATTTTTTATAGCCTTTGTTATTGGCTCATTGATAAATGCTTCTTTAGAAAAACATTGAGCTTTGTTTACAATAGTAACTAAATCTTTGTAATCATAATCTGGATTATCTATACATGGTGACAAATACTTCCAGTTACTAGCACAGCTAGTTAATGAAGCCAAAATCGCCAATTGGAATAGTAATCTCAGTAGTCTCATCTGTTAATGTGTTATAAATAGTTAAAGTTATGTACGTGCCATCAGATATCCAAGATATAAGATTATCAAACAATGTAAATGAACCTGAGCTTGCAGGATCATCACCAAATAATTGTTCAACTAACTGTCTAGACAACTGTGCAAAAATACGTGATTCAAAATTTTTAATAAATCTTGCGAGGGTTGTATTCGCTGCATCTCTTTCTGCAGCTTCTTTTAAAGCTTGTATCTCTGCTTCTAAAGCTTCTCTTCTAGTGTACTCTTGATTCTCTATAGTTAAATAGTGAGCTGAAGTACCAATTCCACTAAATGAAGGAGACTTAAACTTAAAAGTTAATTCATCTGCAAACAAAGGTGCAGTTAAAAATAATAATATTATATATAGTTTGTTCATTACTTCCCCACTTCTTTCATAGCTACATTATGAGCTTGTGTAAAGCTTTTGCCTTTTTTCATAAGGTCTTTCATTAAATTCATATGTTTTTGTGTGTGATGCACACTATGTTTTTTTAATGTATCTTTTTGTCTTTTATTTAATTCTCTTAACTTTCTATTTGCCATTAATCTTTCCTTTGATCATCCCTGTCTGCTTTAGCTATCTTATTACTATCAATAAGCTGTGGCACTCCTAATATAGTTTTAATTAAAGTATCTTGCCTAATGATCTCATTATCAAGACTTCTTATTCTATCTATTAGTGCTACTAATATGCCGTGTTGTGAATCAAGCTTTGTTCCTAGTCTTTGTTCCATAGCTGTTATTTGTTCTGCTACTTTATCATCAACTACATCTAACTTGTTTTCCATGCCGTCAACAATACGCATGATAAGTTTATATATAAACCAACCAAGTCCTAAAGCTGCTGCAATAGGAAAGCCAACTTGTTGAATTATAGTAACAACTTCATTCATATTAAGATGGAATGAATGTGCCGTTATCTATTAAGACCTGTCTATTCTCTAGGTGTTTTGCTTCTATGTCTTCTTTACTTTGACCATAGTATTCAACAGCTAAACTTTGATCAATCATTGACTGGTTAATATTTTCTCCATCAATAAATATTTTTCCTAAAACTCTACCAAATTTACCTTTACCATCTTTCTGAGTTTTAATTACTATCTCTTTTGCATTTGCAACTTTATCTAAAATAAACTGTTTAGATATAAGCCCTCTAGCTTTTTCATCTAAATCTCTTGTTCTAGATTCAGGAGTGTCCATACCATACATACGAACTCTAGCTTTATGAAAGATAGAAAATCCTACATCTATATTTACATCGACAGTATCGCCATCGACTACTTTAATTACTTCACATTTATATTCAAACATATTTTCTTTTCCCCTTATGCAAGCCATGACTTGCGTGTTGTTTACCTTTAGCAGTAGCTTCTCTTTTTATTCTATTAGCTCTTGCTAGTTTTGATCTGCCTTTTTTTGATGACTTTAATCTATCTATTGTTTTTTTTGGAGCATATACTTCTCCTGTATCAGAAGATTTTTTACCACTAGCTGTAGTCCATTTTTGATCTGTCCATTTTTTTAAAGACTTTTGTGACTTTTTTAGTGCCATTACTTATAACCGCCACCAGCTTTTTTATAAGCACTTGCTAACATTTGAGCTTTACGAGCTGACCATTGTCCAGGTTTACCGCCTTTACTTCCTCTTTTAATTCTATTAAAGATTCGCTTACGCATACCTGGCTTAGTATAATTGCCAGCTTCGTTTACTCTAGACTTTTTTTTTGCTCGGCTCATATATATTCGCTTACTATTAAAGCTCCTATAATAAAAGGATATACAGCCCAAAGCATGGCTTCTAAACGATCAAATCGCCTAGAACCATCCTCTAGTCTTTTTTCTATATTCTCATATCGTATAGCACATTCTTTTTCATGTGCTGATATTTTTTCTATAGATTCCTTTGCTGTCGCCATTATTTTTTACTTTTAGATTTTGATTTTACAACTATCATTGCTTTGACTAAATCAATCCATTCTGGTTTGAATTTCCAAATAAAACCAATACCTACTATTGATACTAATACTATACCTATAAAAATTTCCATTATGCCTCCTTATTAGATTCTTTATCTTCAGATTCTTCTACATCTTCAGATAATTCGTCTGCGTTTTCTATAACATCTTCATTCAAGCCTTTCAGCTTCTCAACAACAGCACCTCTTATATCGGCAACTGCTCCTAATTCAGGTCCACCCCAAGCACCTCTTTTGCTTGAAATGTCTATAAGTTGTAATACATTTACAAATAAATTTCGATCTTCCATTAAAGCTCCTTTTCTTTTTCTATTACATCCCAACAATTTAAGTTAGAAGCAATAGTTCTTCGTTCACCCTTCCCTTTAAACGGATACACCATATGCTGTAGCCAAGAAGGAAATACTAATAGTTTACCTACTTCTGGTGTCATTACAAAGGATTGTGCTGGTCTTAGTCTTTCTGTATCAAGTACCGAGTTTATTCCATATTGAAATGTTATACAGCCATCACTATGTCCAGATTCGTTATACAACGAATATGTGGGTGTGTTGGCTTCTGCTTTAGCTCCTATTTGTTTAGGAACTTTAGTCCAAGCAGTAGTAGATATTCCCATTATTGTTTTAGTGCCATGATCATGTATCGGATTATAATCTCCATCATAACTGTGCACTGACCAAGTTTCATCTATCATTACTTGTTTAGGGCTCTTAAGTTTCATACCAGCTCCTGAACTAGCGAAGTGGTTAATATACTCAGCTCCTAAATTACAAATAAAATGATTATACTCAATCATTCTTTCATCTTTGTGGTCTAATAACAATTGCTCACCCTTATGTATTTGACCAACCAATGAATGTTTTAAAGATTGTTTATCTTTCTTTTTTTTATACTCATCCATGTAATCGTTTACAGAATCAATCATGCTTTGAGGCATAGTTGTTTCTAGCACGAATACAGATGGCATCACGTGCATCTGAATCTGCTGTTCAGTCACTCTTAACTAGGTACGCTAAAATCGTTATCTGGTGAGCTTACTGCTGGTGGGCTAGTAATAACACTATCTACTTGACTAGCAAATACTGCATCCCATTGAGATACAGGACATAGTGCTACTAGATTAGCATTACTCCAACTACCTTTAGCTTTAAGTGTAAAGTTTGCATTACCATCATCATCTAATTGTGGAACAACAATACTGAAAGTAGTAGTGTAATAAGTAGAATCACCTTCACTATCATTTTCATATTTCATTTCTATATCCCACTTATCTACTTTACTAGATGAGTTTTCATACGGAACGCATTTTACAATTGCTTTACTAACTGCCATTTTCTTCCTCCTTTTCTAAAAGTTCTATTCTTGCGATCAATTCATTGTAACCTTTTAAATCTGGTAAGTCTTTAGGAGTATGAGAATTTGATTTCAACTCCTCAACTTGTGCAGATAATTCTTGTACAGCTTTAACTAACATCGGTACAAACTTATTATATTTTAAACCATACTGGTTGCCGTCATCACTTAAAGTTGTTGTAAGATTACTTTTGTCAGATATGTTGTAACCATATTCTGATTCTAATTTTTCAACATCTTGTGCTAAAAATCCAACATCTAGCCAATCTTCTTTATGTGAACCATCTGGAACTATGTGGTTAAAGTCTTCACCTTTTTCTACATAGTTACTTCTTTTATCCCATTTATAGGTAACTGGCTCTAACTTATTAACAAATTCTAAGCCCATTGGCATAGGTTCTACGTCTGTTTTATCTCTCTTATCTGAGGCTACTGTCCAATCTACTTGAACGTGTGCTGCTGTAATATTTTCATCACCAAGTACAATCTCATTAGATTCAGTATCTATAGGTCCACCTGGGCTTCCAGATAGTCCTGCATCATGTCCTAATAAAAGATTGTTACTGCCACTTGATAAGTTTTTACCAGCACTAGAACCAAGAGTAGTATTATCACTACCTGTTACTGTGCCTACTCCTCCAGCTAAATTACCTATAAAAGTATTGCTTGAACCTGTTGTTAAATTTTCTCCTGCTCTGTCTCCCATAGCAGTATTATTAGCTCCTGTAGTGCAGTCACTTAAAGAACCATAGCCAACTGAGGTATTTTGGTCTGCTGTAGTATTAGCGTCAAGTGCGTAAGTACCAACAGCTGTATTGTGTGCTCCTGTGGTATTACTTTGCATTGCTGCACCACCGATTGCCACATTGTTTGCAGCAGTTGTTGCATTTTGTAAGCTGCCGAATCCAACAGCTGTATTTGCTGCACCTGTAGTATTTGTGGATAAACTGTTATAACCCAGTGCTGTGTTGTAGTCTGCTGTAGTATTTGCGTCAAGTGCATAAGTTCCTACAGCTGAGTTATATGCTCCTGTGGTATTTTCTTCTAAGGCTTGATAACCCACAGCTACGTTAAAACTTGCTGTAGTATTTTTCTGTAGAGCTTCTTGACCTACTGCTGTGTTTGTTGCACCTGTGGTGTTTTCTTGTCCAGCTAAATAACCTACTGCTGTGTTTCCATTACCTGTAGTAGTTTCTTCTAATGCTAATGCACCTACAGCTGTATTGGTTGTTCCTGTAGTTAAAGAGTGACCAGCTTGATAGCCAACAGCTACGTTATAAGTATCTGAATCACTACCAGGATTTGCAACTAAAAGTGCTTCATGCCCTATAGCTACGTTTCTATCCCCTAAAACATTAGCTCCTAATGCTTGTGCTCCTATAGCTACGTTAGTATTACCTCCAGTACAAGCATCTAAAGACTGATAACCGATTGCTACATTATCATTTGCTGTAGTATTGTTAGCTAATGCATCTTTACCTATTCCAACATTTCTTTGTCCTGTAGTGTTTGCTCCCATAGCATGATTACCTATGGCTGTATTGTCGGAAGCTGTTGTATTTGCGTCTAATGCGTGTGCACCTATAGCTACATTTCTGTTTCCTGTTGTATTTACATCAAATGCTTCATAACCTATAGCTACATTAGCTGCACCTGTTGTATTTAATGCAGCAGCTGCATAACCGATTGCTACGTTTTCACTTGCTGTTGTATTAGCTCCTAATGATGCCGTTCCTAATGCTACATTGTAGTCTCCTGTAGTATTAGCATCTAAGGCTTGATAACCAAATGCTGCATTGTAGTCTCCTGTAGTGTTTGCTGCTAATGCATAAAAACCTACTGCTGTGTTGTGACCACCAGTAGTATTAGCTGTCATAGCACTTTTACCAATAGCTGTGTTTTCACTAGCTGTAGTGTTTGCGTCAAGAGCAAAAGCTCCTACTGCTACGTTATCATTTCCTGTAGTGTTTACATAGAGAGATTCTCTACCTACAGCCGTATTATCATGTCCTGTGGTGTTTGCACCTAAAGCACCACGACCTACTGCTGAATTACTGTCTGCTGTTGTGTTTGCTGTTAAAGCACCTTGTCCTACGGCTGTGTTTCTTGCTCCTGTAGTATTGGCTCCTAATGCTGCTTGACCTATCGCTACGTTTTCACTAGCTGTGGTGTTAGCATCTAAAGCAAAAGAACCCACTGCTACGTTGTTTGCTCCAGTAGTATTAGATAACATTGCATCATGTCCAATCGCTGTGTTGTCATCAGCTGTTGTGTTAGCACTTAATGCCATCACTCCAATAGCTACATTGTCTGCACCTGTTGTATTTGCATCTAAAGAGGCATAACCCAATGCAACATTATTTGATCCTGTGGTATTAGCATCCATTGCTAATCCACCGATTGCTGTATTTTGTTTGCCTGTTGAATTGTTTGTTAGAGCAGCATAACCAACACCTACGTTGTAGCTGTCTTCGTTGGTGCTTGGATTATATGTAGTTAAAGCACCATGTCCTATACCTACGTTTCTATCGCCAACTGTGTTCGCATCTAAAGCATAATTACCAACTGCTACGTTTCTGTCACCTGTGGTATTGGCTCCTAATGCTGCTGATCCTACAGCTACATTATCGGAAGCTGTTGTATTAGCATCTAAAGTAGCATAACCAACTGCTACGTTTCTAGCTCCTGTGGTGTTTGCTCCTAAAGCTAAACCACCAACAGCTGTGTTTGAACCTCCTGTAGTATTGGCATCTAATGTTGTTCTTCCTACAGCAGTATTGTTATCTCCTTCTGTATTAGAGACTAAAGCATCTTGTCCTACTGCTGTGTTTGAACCACCTGTAGTATTTGCTGCTAAAGCTCCTGTTCCTACGGCTGTGTTTACAATACCTGTAGTGTTTGCAGCTAATGCACTTTTTCCTAGAGCTGTGTTTGAATAGCCAGTAGTATTTGCTGCTAATGCTGATTTACCAAATGCTGCATTGTTAGAAGCTGTTGTATTTGCTGCTAAAGAGTTATGACCTACAGCTGTATTAGCACTACCTGTAGTATTTGCTGAAATACTTAAATAGCCTACAGCAGTGTTATTGTCTCCTGTTGTATTAGCGTCTAAGGCAGCAGAACCAACTGCTACATGAGAAGAACCTGTAGTATTAGCTACTAAAGCATTGTGTCCTACAGCTGTGTTGTTATTAGAACCTGTTATTGCTCCTAACGCTGACTTACCTACAGCTACATTGTAGTCACCATCTGTTAAAGCATCACCTGCTTGGCTACCTATAATAGTATTTTCAAGACCAGCTGTAAGTTTAGTTCCTGCATGATAGCCCAATGCTGTGTTATGGTCTCCAGATGTTAGGTCATCAAAAACTTCCCAACCTAAACCTGTGTTATAAGAAGCTGTAGATAATGTTCCTGTACCTGCGTCATTACTTATTAGAATACTGTTACTAAAGTTAGTTATGTTTGAGGATATGCCAACACCATTTATTGTACTTGATCCTGTAATAGCTCCATCTACTTGTAGAGTTGAAGCCATATCTACAGCTCCGTCTATATCGACCACATCAAGGTTTGTTGTTCCGTCTACGTCTATATCTCCAGATATATCAAGACTTGCAAAAACTGATGTACCTGTAGCAGTTACTGTTCCTGATATATCAACAGCACCATTCATGTCTATGGTTGTAGCGTTTATTTCTATTTCAGTATCAGAAACTAAATCTAATACTCCGTCTGCTGATTGATGTATGTATGTGCCTGAATCACCAAACTGTAATTGTCTTGTGCTATTTAATAGTAAACCTGTATCAGCAACGTGTGTAAGAGTGGTATCTGTATCTGTACCAAAACCTAATACTGAGGCATCAGATAATAAAGTTAAATCGTCACCAACAAAAAAATCACCTGCTACATTTAAATCTGTAAATGCATCTGTCATAGCTGCACCAGAGCCAGCTCCGTCAGAATATACAGCTTTTACATGACCTGCTGGTATAGTGACATTAGCTCCTGAGCCTTGAGATATAATTATATTTTGTGATCCTGATGTAGCATTTTCTATTAGCCAAACCTTAGAAACAGTATTTGGTCCAATAGTTATCGTACAAGCACTATCAAGTGTGCCTGTATATTTTAGATACAATGAACGACCTGGATCAGTTGATCCATCTGCTATTGTTGTTGTGTGAGTATCAGCATTTGTAGTTATAGCTTCTGTGCCATAACTAAAAGCTTCTGCAATTAATTCTAAATTGGTATTCGTAGAAGTACCCCAGGTACCGCTTTCGTCACCTGTTGCAATTTCTTTAAGTCTTAAATCATTTACATATGTTGCCATAAATTATCCTTTTTTACGCCACCTCTTGATAGTTAGCATCTTGAGATGTATTTATATTACTATAGTTTGGTGTTTGTGTTGTCGATATACTTGAATAGCTAGGTGTTTGTGAATCATCGACTAATCCCCAAACATTTACTCCTTCTATTTCTCCAGTAGCAAATACTCCTGTTGGAATAGTAACTGCTTTAGCTACAACAGTTATACTTCCTAAGCTACTTGTTGCATCAAATCCTGTAACTTCTAAAACATTATTAGTAGATAAACTTATACTTCCTAATGCAGAAGTTCCTGCTAATCCTGTAACTGATACATTAGCTGCTGCGGAAACTGATTCATCACCAAGTGTTCCTACTGAGGCAGAGCCTGTAACTCCTGTTACAGCTGCTCCCATAGTCATTGCATTACCTAATGCAGAAGTAAGACCAAAACCAGTTGCAGATGTATTAGCATCTGCTGCTACTGTTTCGCTTCCTAGTGCAGAAGTTCCAGCAATTCCTGTCGCAGAAATATTAGCATCTGCTGTTATTGTTTCTGAGCCTAATGCACTTGTAGCTGATACACCAGTTACACTTACATCTGCTGCTGCAGAAACTGTTTCGCTACCGAGTGCAGTTGTTCCTACAACTCCAGTAACTTCAACAGGTATAGGTTCGCCAAAGGTTAATTGACCCCAGGTACCTCGACCCCAACCTGTTACGTTTGCCATTTTACGCTATTCTAATAATAGCATTTGAAGCATCAGCTGTAGGAAATTGAATTGTAAAATCTCCAGCAGTAGATGTTTTATCTCCTCCGAAATCTAAAATACAAACAGCTGGATCACCAGAAGCTGAATCATTAAAGATCATAGCTCCTCTTGCAGTTACAGTAGCATTTGAAAAAGTCAAATCTGCAAAATCTGTAAGTGCAGTTGTTCCTGATGTAGAAGGATCAACTCTAGTTAGAGATGCTCCTTTAGCAGTATAGTTTGTACCAGATACTTCGTTAGAAGTAGTGTACGCAGTTGTAGAAGCACCAAGACTAGCTGAACTTGTATAAAGTGCTAGATTAAAAGTGCTGCCACCTGAGTTTTTAAAATTGTGTACAGCTTCTAATAATTCTTGTTTAAAAGATGTGCACATTGCTTGCGTTATCGCCATTATATTCTCCTTACAATATCAGCCATATCCTTATGACCTTGTTTCTCTAATAAACCAGCTACAGTAGCTCTGTCGCTTAATATAGCTTGTTTTATATAAAGTAAAATTAAATTTTCTATAGATGATTTAAAAGCTTTAGCTTGTGCTTGCACCATTGGATCAGCATTATCGCTTATTGCTATAAGTCTCTCTACTATTCTTTCAGTCCAATATTCAGGACTAAGACCTTTATTCTGTGTTGTCTTTACATCAACTGTACCTATTTCTGGTTTTATGTCTACATTTAACATTAGCTTCTACCTATTCTTTGACTATCATCTCTATATGAATCTACTTTATTATCACCCTCTCCTAAAGTTTTTAATCTAGCTAAAGCTTGATCATATCTTTTTTCGTAGGTTGCCATAAGATCAGGCTCTCCTTTCATGTAGGTGTAAGCTTCTACTAAGCATCCATACAACAATGCATTCTCAGCATTAGTAGACAACCATGTAGTTCCTGAATCAGAACCAGCTGTTAGTGAATCTGGTTGATAGAAATAATGTAACTCTACTGTATAACCAGAACCTGGTGTTGGTCCAACAATAAAAGATGTATTATCAAACAAAGCATAATGCTTTGGTACTCCTGTAGTAGAAGCATTTGGATAAGCCTCTCTTACAAAATTAACATCTTTAAATAAAAGAAACTCTTGTGAACTAGAGTTTGTAATACTTAAAGAAAAGTTATCTAGAAAATCTGTTGGTGTTGCTAGATATTGATTACCTGATGTTAAATTTCCTGTAACATTTTTTCTAAACACAGGAAGCTTAACTGTTTTAAGTATTCTTGTTTCTGCTTGCTTAATTATTGTAGGCAAGTCTGCTACAAAAGTAGCTTCTGTATTTTGTAAATAATCTTGTATTAAACTTTTTAATTCTGAGTATGTCATCCTATTGTAATTTTTACATCTCCTATATTGCCTCTTAAGACTATGCCACTGCTATTAACAGGATCAAAGCCAAAGTAAACAGTTGAATCTTTTTCTCCGCTATCTGGTCTTGCATTAAATAATGCTTGTGAATCAGAGGTATTTAGTTTGCCTACTTGATATTGTGGTTGATCTGGATCAAAACAATTACTACAAACTCTTAATCCATTTCTAGTTTCGTTTTCTACTTCATACTTAAGCTCATTAAGCTTATATGAAAAACCACATCTATCACATATACCTAGTGCTTTTGAACCTACTGCATAAGACATTTTTAATAAACACTTCCACCTGGTACAAACTTTACTGCTGCTCTTTCTCTATCAGCATCAGAAACTTCATCCCATAGCTCCATGTATCTTTGCCTAATCATGTTAACTCTATTCTGAGCTTCAGGTTCTTTACAAGCTATATTATATGCTAGTGCATAAGTTAAGCATGGAAGATATCTTGCTGGTACATCTGCATTATTACTTGCAACACTACCTGCATCTTCAATTCTTTTTATGTAGTCATAAACTAAAGTATATGTTTGTGCATCATCAGGTGTTGACCATAAAACTATATTAATACCACCAGTACCTTTATCAGCATAAAACTGTGTAGGTTTTGACTTAGACAGTTTCTTTGCTTGATGGTTGTACTGTGTTCTAGATATTCTAGTAAGTTGTTGATCAAACTGTTTATCAGTATCTCCAGAATCTGTTCGTATAAAAGCATCAACTATTTCTAACGCAGAAGTTTCTGCAGCATAGCTGCTAGTGCCTGCAGTTAAAGCTTGAGTTGCTTGTTCTATCTTCCAAAGGTTTAAGCCTTTGTTTTGCCATTCTAAAAATATAAGATTTAAAGCACGTCTTGCAGTTCTATAATCATAACCAGAACGCATAGTAAGACCGCATAGTTCATATGCTTCTTCCATGATATCTGATAAATCTAAATTAAATGTTGTTGTACCGCTTGTTGCCATATTTACCTCTAATTAACATTTCCATCTTCTGCGAGCCTGTCTTATTCTTGAGTTAGGATCATTTCTAGTTTTAGCTGAACTTCTTTTCAGCTGTCCTAAAGACCTAGCACAATAAGACTTTCTGCGTTTTGCAGCCTTACTACCTTTCTTAACTTTGCCTGTTACTGCTGTTTTTAACTTTGATCCAGGATTTGCTTTGCGATATGCACGCACTCCTTTAGCAGTCATACCAGCACCAGACTTAGTAGGTCGGTAGTTAGCACCTTTACCTTTTGTAGTTTTAGGTATAGGTCTTTCTCTTTTGGCTCTAGACATTATGTGTAATTATTAAATTACCCAAATCTTTTTTTAATGTCATCTTGGAAAGAAACAACTTTAGGTGTCATTCCTTTAGGTGTCATTCCGCCACCTTTCATTCCTCTTCTACCTTCAGCATCCATTTTCATAGGTACTTTAGGTCCAATTGGTCGTTTTGGTGGTACTGCTCTACCTATAAGACCAGGAGGTAGTTGTCCTGGAACCATGCCACCGCCACCTGGTACATTTTTTGGAATTGGTCTTCTACCAGTAGGTCCGCCTGCACGCATTTTTTTTACTTTGCCTACACCGCCTACTGCCATTTTCTTTTTCTTTTTCTTGTTTCCGTATTTCATAATTTATCCTTATCTTTGTTGTAAAGAACAGAAACTTAACCTATAAATAATAAAACTTAAAGGTTAAGCACTGTATCTTTGTTAATTATTATCCTTTCTTTTTTGGTCTTCCACGCTTTTTAGCAGGAGCTTTCCCTGAAACATAAGCTTCATTTATATCTGGAGTAGATAGATCATCTGCTTTATAGTGACCTTTACTGTCTCTAGCTCTTTTCTCTGAACCAGATAACTCAGCGTGTTTACGTTGAGCATCCTCTAGATCAGGATCAGGACCAAAAACAGGTCTTAGAATACCATCATCTCCTTCTGCCAATACAAAGTATTGTGCTGGGAAATTACCATTTTCTGAAATAAAATATTTCATATTGCTCTCCTTAATCAGAATACACTTTAACCATTTCTAAAACAATAGAATAAGTGTCTCCGCTTGAATGACCTTTAGTAGTAAAGAGGATATCTCCATCTTTACCACTTCCTGCATTATTAGGAAGTCCACCAAAGTCTTTAAAATCCATGTGTCCATTACTGCTTTCAGCTAGTTCCATTAATAGAACATTAGATGAAGCATTAAGAAACACTTGAACAGACATACCAACAATGGCATGGCTTATACGCATTACTCTAACTTCTGAACAGGATACACCTGCTGCGTTAGCTGCTAAGGCAGAAACATCTACCTTAGCTACTGCGGATTCGCCAGTGCCATCACTGACATTGGTAAACTTCATAACACAGTTTCTTTCACCATCAATAATGGTTTGTGAAGTTACTGCATCAGCCATAATTTACTCCTTACTCAAATGGAGTAGCTAAAGTTCCATCACCATGAAGAAACGCTTCACAATGCCAAACTGCAGCTGTTGTTGCTTTTAGTCGAATAATTCCACCAACTGCCCAACCTTGTGCTGCTGAACCTAAATCAATAGTATCGTCATCACTAGCATCAGGAATAAAAGTGTTTGTATCACCTGCTGTTGCTGGATCAAATATCTGGGCAAAGCCTGAATATAAGTCACTCGTATTTTGTGTGTTTATTTGTCCTGCACCTGTAAATGTAGTGCCTACTATAAATGTATATTGTAGACCTGCTGCTGCAGTTGGTAGTGTAACCACAATACCTGCTGCTCTATTTAAAGTAAAAACAGAACCAGACTGTGCTGCTGTAACACTATACGTTGCTGCAGTAACGTCAACAATATTATCATAATGAAGTACGGAACCAGAGGTAACTATATTACCACTGCTGTCTACATCTAAATTTGTAGTTACTGCTCCTGTACTTGAGTTTATGGAGATTTGTTCAAAACCTCCTTCGGACCTTACTGGTCCATTAAAAGTCGTATTCGCCATATTTCCTCCTGCGGAAAAAGTTTATCATCTTGGCTTGTCTGCTAGGGCAGTTGATAAACAAATTAATAAATCCCTAGATATAAAAAGAGGGGAGCAAAAGCTCCCCTACAAATTTTAGCTTGAACCTGGTGAACCCCAGATACCTAGCGGATCAGATACTCCAAATGAATATCTTTCTCTAGCTTTGTATCTTACGTTTCCAGTATCAAAGTCTCCGTCCATGCTAGTCACCATAGGTGCTCTAACAAAATGCTTCATGCCATCAGGCACATCTGTTGTTAAGAAGAAAGCATTAGTATCAGTTAAATAATGATTAACTGCATAGCCTTCTGGTATAACACCATTGTTTCTGATTGCATTGACATCGTTATCAGCAGAACTTGGCTTGTATTCACTCTCTAATAAGCGAGTTGCAACAAACTGAAGATCAGATGGAACAATAAGTTTCTTTGGTCTAGCTGCGATCTTAAGACCTCTTTCATCCGTCCACTTACCAATTTGAATTACTCCATCTTCTAAAGATGTTTCATTCAGGTCAGCACCTGTGGATGGTCTGTTAGAGTTCTTACCGCCATTAACCAATGGGTGTCCATCACCTCCAGTAACACCATCACCATCTGCTGTAAATAGGTTTACCCCATCTCCAGACTGGAATGAATTACTGAAGCCGTTGTTTAACGGATAAGCTGATTTGACTTGCTTTGTGTAAGCCATAGCTCTTGCTAAAGCTTTTGTGTATCTAGCAGATAGTGAAACATAGAGGTTATCCTCCATAGCTTCTTCTGTGATACTAAAGCCTAAAGCAATAGTTTCGTGTGTATAACGAGCTACAAAAGATTCTTGTGCAACATCATAAGATACTGAAGCACCTTCATCTTTAACTGGAGCAGCACCAAAACCTGAAAGTTTTAGTTCTTCTTCAAATGATCTGTCTGAGTTTTCACTCTCATAAATCATTTCATGCTCATTCTCGTAGTTATTATACTCATCTCCAAACAGGGCATTAAGTCCTGGTAGGAGTTGTTTTAATTCGTTAGCTCTTGAAATAGCTGCCATGATATTCTCCTATTAACCTATACCTGTTGTGTTTAAATATTGATGTCCAACATTGAACATCACTAATACGTCAGTGTAACTATCACCAATTGCACTATCTGGACCATCGACAAAGTCAATAATCTTTAAAGGTAGTGTATTAGTAGTAGCTGCTGTACTGCCGTCTACTGCGTTTTTGCTGACACCTATTGAAGTTGATCCTGCGGTTTGCACAACAGCGACATTCTTACCAATATCATCTTGGTTAAGTGATTCGTCTGATTGCATTTGCATTACAACAAATGGGTCTGCAGCAACATATGCAACAATATCATCCGCAGCAAGTGATGCTGGGAATTGATTGTTATTTACGAATTGACCTGATGTTGGGTCAGTATAAGAACATCCTAAGAATACACCAATAGGTGTACAAGCAGTAGTTCCAGTATCTTTTTGTATTGTAGTGTTTGGATTGTCATCCCCCCACTTTACAAAGTCACCATAAAATATGGCTGTGCCGTATGCATTCTTAATCTTATAATGACTAATTTTTGCATTGTATGCACATGATACTAATGATCCAACAGGTCTAGCTCCCATAGGAGCTGCTGATGAAGCCATAGCTTCCTCCTTCTGTTAAATAAAAATTGTTAATCTAACAAGACTAAGAATCTTTACCAAAGGTAGTTTTAGACTTTCTTTCAAAAACTTGTTTGGTAGCCATTCTAGAATCTTGATCCTTAAAATATACGTTATCTACAGATTCCATCTGATTTTTTGCCACATTTTTAAAATAGGCATCTCTAGCTTCCGCTTTCTCTTTTGGCATCTTACATAGTAACTGCCCACCAATTTCTAAATTTCCTTTTTCCGCCCACTCAGATTTGTAGTCCATCATATGAATATGTAATTCTGGATGATCTTCTGCTCTGCATGGTTGCCAACCTTCTCTAAATTTTTTAGATACATTAGGATTATCAGTATTACCTAATAAACTTGTTCGTATCCATCTAAAAACCCAGCCTGGTTGTGGATCAGGACTTGGTAAATTGGAGGGGTTTTCCCAACTTTCTACACGTTGGTGAACCTCTCGGTCTTCTGAACCCCTAGGGGTACGCACTGGTTCCACTGCTTCAACATTGTCTACTACAGCTTCTTGATTAATTTTAACTTCTTCTGACATTATGTCTCCTTAAGTAATTGTTTTGCGTATTGAGCAGGCGTTATACCAAGTGAACGTGCTAGTTTTACTTGCGTCTGCGTCAAACGTACATTGCGAGGATTCTTATTAGCTCCACTGTTCCTCGTTGCGGGAGCTACGACATTCGATGGTTGTCGTTTTTCTTCTTCTATCTGTACCTCTCCTCCAGCTTCCGCTTGTTGAGGTACACCAAAAAAACTTGGAAATTGTTCTTTCATGGCTTCGTCTACTTTGCCATAATATTGTTCTGCTTGTCCTACTGGATCAACACCTTCTGCTTGCAACTTTTGATCGACATACATTGCAAAAGATGTCATCTCTCTGTGTACAGGTTCACTACCCATAAACCAAGGATTCTTACCTGCCCATGCTTTCATTGCTGGGTCTGGTTCTGGAATTTGCGGTTGAGCTTGTACTGCTTGTGCTGCTTGTGCTTGCATTGCTCTAGCATATCCAGGTGCTTGTTGTTCAGCTAATGTTGCTTTAGATAATTCTTCTTGAGCTAGTGCCATTGCATCTGCATCACCCTCATCATAAGCTTTCTTAAACTTCTCTTGTGCACTTACTTTAGCAAACTGAGCATTAGCTACAGCGTGTTGATTAAGAGCTTGACCACCTGTATTTACTAATTCAGATAATCTTTGGTTTTCAGCCATAACAGTTTTTAATCTATTGACTGCTTCGGATGATTCTCTCTTAGCTGCTTCTTTTGCTCTGCGTTCTTCGTGATACTCGTATTTAATTTGATTAATACGATCACCTGCTCTTTTGCTAGTGTCTGCTATTTCTTTATCAATAACATCACTATCTACAGGCTCATCTTTAGTTTCTTGTTTTGGTGCCCTTCTGTCTTCTTCAGGAACATCACTAACTACTTCAACATCAAGATCATCTGAATCTTTACTATCTTCTTTTGTAATTTGTGTTTTTACACCAAAAAATTTATCTTCCATTGACTGAGGTTTTATATTACCTTCAGCATCTGCTTCATATGAAGTTTCTATAGAGGTTTCTACTTGTTGATCACTCATGCTCTTACTACTCCTGTTGGGTCTTCAACTACTGCTTCCACAGTATCATCGTTTATTAAACGAAACTCTTGTCCATACATTTTCATGCGAGTACCTGAATAAGCTCTAAATATTACCCAATCACCTACTTTACACCAAGGCTTAGTAAATCTATTTGCGTCTTTATAAGAATCAGGACCAAGCTTAAGAACATATCCACATATGTTGCTTACCTCTTCGTCTTTAATTGTTGAACTTGCTTTAAGAATACCACCATCAGTTTTTTCATCTGCTTGTGGCATAGCTACTAGAATTTTCCAGCCTTGTGGGTCAGGTAACTGACTTTTAGCTTTTTCATCAACCTTCGGCTCTTTAAAGTTTTTAGGTTTCTTTATTTCTTTTTTACTCATATTTGCACAACTTAAGGAGTTGAGTTCCTATATTTCCCGTGTATGTTGTTCTATCCAGTCCAACATCTCACGTTCTGCGAGAGCCAAGCCCTCTATTATGCCGCAGATTCTTTTGTACTCTGGGTAATCTTTTATACTACCTGTCGCAACATGATCTGCGTGTTCGTTCATGACATCTCTGATTCTAACCTTTAACCACTCAGAAAGTGATTGCTCATTGATATCATTTGACATACTAATTGATATCTTTAACTATATCCTTAGCCATGTCAAGACCTAATTTAAAATCTTCTTTTGCTTGCTTTTTGCTTTCTTTCTCTTCATCTAGCATATCGCTAGCAATTTTTTGTCCTACTTCCATACCAGCTATTTGTGTTTCAACTGATAGCTTATCTTTTTCAACTTCAATTTTTTCTTGTTCAAGAACCTGTTGAGCTTGTTGCTTCTGTGCAGCTAGAGTAAATCTTGCTTGATCACCCATAGCTTTTCTTTGCACCTCAGCTTCTTTAGCTGCAACTTCTCTTTCCTTCATCATGATCAGAGGGTCTTGTTGTTGTTCAGCTATTCTTTGCTGTTCTGCTTGCATTCTAGCTTTTTCAGTTACTCTTCCTGCAGCTTCTGCAACTAGATCAGATATACGTTTCTCTACATCTGCTGGTAAAGGTTCACCTAATGGTGGTAACTCTATACCAAGTTCTTCTTGTACTTGATCTCTAAACTTCATTGTTAAATGATCATTAACGTATGAAGATGCTGCTGCCATAATCGATGGTCCTGTAGGAGACTGTTCTAGTAATCCCATAATCTCTGGATTGTCTTGTGCTGCTGCAACAGTTTGTATATGTGCATCGTGATCTTGGAACTCAAATGCTTTTACAGGAATATTATTAATTAAGTTCTGTACAGCACTGACAGGATCAACTGGCATCACTTCTCCTTCTTCAGGAATTATATTATCAACATCAGGAATACCTAATACTTCTAACATCTGTCTATGCAGTTCTTGCATATTGTACATTTCAGGTGAAGCCTGTGCTAATTGCATAGCAGCTTGATACTGCATAATCCTTTGTGCCATAGTTGCAGCATTAGGATCAGACACTGGAATCACATCTATCCTTGAATCAAAGTCAGATGATTTAATTTGTTCCTCTTCTCCTGTGTCATATGGATAACTTGGATTACCAAAGTCTTGAATAATATTTACCAAGATATCAAATTCTTTTTTCATAGATGCGTGTAGTCTTGCTTGCACTGCACTCATCACTTTCATGTTTCTTTCTAATAAAGCTAGAGTTGTTCCAACTGGTGCCTGACTATTCATGTCACTTACCTTCATGTCAGAAATACTAGCAAACCTTCTTCCCTCTTCCACTATGTTTTGTAATAGCTGATAAAGAGTTGGGGAAGGTTCTTTATAGGGCAGGAAGGTTATATTATCTCTAATAGCACCACCTGGAACATCTACATCCCTAAACTCTCCTGGCATGATTGGGGTATCATCACCTTTGATTCTAAGACCTCTGGCTTTTAACCCACCAGGAAGATTAGATAATGTACCTGCATCTACTAACTGTCTTAATAAACTTGTAGCTGATTTTGCTAATCCACCTATCATATGAATCAAACCAAAACCATAAAACCCTATGCCTGGTAAATACTGATAGTGGACAAAGTGTGATCTTCTTTTCTTTTGTGGATCATCTTCGTAATAGTTTCTGCGAATACTTAGAATCGTGCCACTAGGAAAATCTAAGGTTACAACATAAGGTAACTGAATCCCTGTAGGCTCACCATCTTTAACATCTTCAAAACCTGGCAAATCTAAATTAACTTGCATCTCTAATAGAGTATGCCTTTGATCGAATCTATCTTGTTCGCTTTCACCACTTAGCTCATCGTACTTTTCTTTTATATCTGAAAAACTATTAGGTGCGTCTTGTAATTCTATGTCTCTATAGAAACCACTTACTTGCATCTTACGTATCTCATTAAAAGATTTACGCATTACATGAGTGGCTCTCTCACAAGTCTCTAAGTCACTAGCACCATAGTTAACTACTACATCTTCTGATGGTACAAAGATTCCGCTTGGTCTATCTAGACTAGGGTCATAGTAAACCTTTCTAAAAGCAGAACCTGCTAGAGGCAAAGAGAACAATAGCTTTTCTGTCTCTGTTCTGTATTCAGACATCTCATGAGTTAAAAGATAATTCATATAGTCTTGTACTCTTTGAGATTGTTTCTCTTTGTCGCTGGTCATCTTACCAACTATCTTTGTCTTTACTGGTCCTTGTGCTGGAAATATTTCTGATATTGCTTGCGACTGAAATCTAATAACTGCTTCACTTAGCATTGGGTGAAACACACCACAAGCTCCATTCCAAGGCTGTGTTCTTTCTTCTATCTTTAAACCTAGCTGATCTAATCCTTTGGTATAAGTTTCTTCCCACTCTTTACGAGAATCTTTATCCATGTTGTAGGCAGATATTAAATCAGAACCCATCTTCTCTAAATCTTGCTCACCAATAATCTCTGCCAGATTGCTGTCAAATTCAGCATCTGGTTTATCTTCTTCTGGGTCAAAGTCTATAATCATGCCACCATCATCAGTTTCAATTGCTACTGATTCAGGATTCTCTATTGCAATACTTATATCATCTGTCTGCGGTTCTTGTTCTATTAAACCATCTACTGGTGTAGCTGGTGTTCTTTCAATTGCCAATTAAATCTCCTAGTAATAATCTGCTGTTTTATTATGTTCTAATGGTTCATCTTCTTCATCAGAACGTAAAGGTACAAATCCACCCTGTCTAAATCTTAACAAAGCTTGCGTGCTGCTATCAACTAAATCGTCATGTTCCGCATTTGGAAAAGACGCAAACTCTTCTATAACTTCTTCTGCCCATCTTGTCTGAGGTGCCCAAACAACTCCTGAAGAAAACAGATCAGATACCGCATTAACTCTTGATATCTTATCGTTACCTCTACTAGGAGTGTACTCTTGTACGGGAATACCCATTTGCCTCAATTCAAATATTAATGGCATACCAGCAGCTTTTGCCTCAATAATAAAAGCATCTGGCTTATATGACTTGTAACTCTCTAAAGCACGTTTCTTTAATTCAGGAAACTCTAATCTTTCTTTATGTGCATCGAGCAAAATAATTTGGGGTGTAGTTAAACCACTGCTTTCATCTTCTCTATAAAAGACACCCCAAGTAGTACAGGCAGAGTAGTCAGCTCTTTGAGTTTTTAAGAATGCGGTATCCCAAGATTGAATTATAAATTCACATTGAGGAGGTTCTCGTTCTTCCCATTCTTTCCACCACTCTCTTTTAACAATGGCTCCTTCTTCAGCTGTAGGGTCTTGCTGATACTGAGCCATCCATTTAGAAGTTGGTAGTTCTGCTTTTAAAGCTTCTAACTCTTCAAGCTTCCAAAATTCTGACCAAAGAGGATTACCTGAAGGTAATATAGCTGGAAGCTCAATTACTTCCCATTGGTCGGCACCGCCTCGTTTAATACTAGCATCAACTAACTGACCAGTGAGGTCACGCTGATGCCATCTTGTCATCACTACTACAATTGAACCTTTAGGTTGTAAACGCTGTCGTGGTCCTGATGTGTACCACTCATAAGTTTTATTAAATACATTCACATCTGAGGAAGCACCTTCCTGTTCAGAATGTGGATCATCGATGATAAGTAGATCAGCACCTTTACCAGTTACTGCACCACCTACACCGATAGCGAAGTATTCTCCGCCTTTGTTTGTGTTCCAACGCCCAGCAGCCTTACTGTCAGCCTGCAGACTTATATTTGGGAATAAGTTTTTGAAATCTTTACTGTTGACTAAATTTCTTACCTTTCTACCAAAACCGACAGCAAGTTCTGCTGTATGGGCTGTCTGGATAATCTTCTTGTCGGGATATCTTCCTAGAAACCATGCAGGTAAAAGATAGGAAGCGAACTCCGACTTCGTGTGTCTGGGAGGCATATTAATGATCAACCTTTTCAAATCACCATTGACCACCCTTTCAAAAGCCTCAGCCATAATCTCATGATGTTTTCCGTGAATGAAAGCAGACCACATTGAGTTAACGAACTTGAGAAACTTAGCCTCACAAGCTTCTCTATTCTTAGAGTTCTCTAGTTCTCTCAACAAAGAAACTAACTCTTGTTTATCTTCTGCTGATAAACTTTGTAACTTACTCAATACCTGTGTATTCATAATATGTAGTATATACCTAATAAGTATTAACTAATTAAAAACTTATGTAGTACCTGTAGTAGGTACCTAACAATAGTAGGTACATACTTTTTGTTTGGTATATTCTAGGTATATCTATCTACAGATTATACAATATTGTACTACTTCACATAAAAAAGCAATATAAAACGTAAAAATAATTTAGAGGCTTATAGGGTACCTTAACCCATTCTCTGGAAATAGGGGGTAGGGGGGTACAATATACACTGCTTGCAAAATGCAATTACTTAACCAGGTCTATTAAAACTGATAATCGTTTGTGTAAATCACTATGTATATAAGATAGTCATGCACGTATGCGATCTAGGGGGGTCGGGGGTTGTTATTTCTTCTCTTATTAATAGGGTGGTGTTGCTTTTCTCTGCTGTACAAAAAATGATCAATGGGTCTTAAATAACAAAAATGGTTTCAGTGTTTCGTTAGTAATTGCTCTATTCTTTCTTCCAACTCTTGCTCTATCTCTTCACTGGGTCTTGTCTCTTTGGTTTCTACTACGTCTGAGAACAAACTAACGGACTTACCCAGCAACTCTAATGCTCTTACCCTTGATGCATCGCTATCTGACTGTTGGCTTTCCTTGTAGAGCCTATCAAGAACATAATTCTTCGTTCGTAGGCTTGAAGCTATTACAGTAGTCTCTTTCTTCTGCATAGCCTT